ATGCCTTCGGGAGCGGTCGGGGGGGTTGCTGGGGGCCCTCCCCACCCCCTCTGACCTGCGGTTTTGCTGTCGCGCGACGATTGCTGCGCAGGTCAGAGCGGGTGTGTGCCGCTGGTCCACTGGTCACGTCCGCCGTGCCTCCAAGCAACCCGCCCGGTCGCTGGCCCGCGCCGGCCGGTGAGCGACGGCTCGTCTGCGTGATCGATGAGGCTGGGCCATGTGTAGGCGATGGTGTGGCCTTGGTGGCGTGCCCATGCGCTGATTGCTTCGTCGATGGGTTTGCCGTTGGGCAGGTTGTTGAGCATGTTCGGCACGAGGGCGGCGTGTATGGCGATTCCGACTGCGTGGAGTAGTCGTCGGCAGGTGAGCCAGGATGCTGTGGTGTCAGCAGCTTTGGCGATGCGTTGTTGGTATTCGCGGGGCCGTTCTCGCCCGAGGTAGAGGCTGACCACTGGGCAGGGCGCCACCTCCAGTGCTGCGTCGAGCTGGTCGCGGAAGTTGTTGCACGGTATGGCGTCGTCTTCGAGGACCACGAGCCAGCCTGTGTTGTGGCGGGTGAGGTGTTGCCACACTTTGCGGTGGTTGGCTTCGCATCCGAGTGTGCCGTTGTCGATGCTCATGTATGCGGCGCCCACGGTTTCCATGAGCCGGTGTGCTTGTTCGGCGCGTTTGGTGTGGGCCACGATGCCGATGGTGTTGGTCATCGTGGCCTTATGCGTGTGGTTTTCACGGCGACGGTGGTGTGTGGTGTGAGTCGTGGTGTGATGCTGCCGTAGTCGTATTCGGGGTCGATGGCGATGGAGCATCTGACCCATCCGCTGGATTGGATTTTCTCGACGACGCCTTCGTGTTCGAGGCCGTCGAAGTCAACCCATACATCGTCGCCGGGTTTCATGTCCCCTCTTCTTGGTTCCTACTTGTGCCGCCACCAGCTGAAATCATTGTGCTCGTTGGCTTTGAAGACTGTTGCCACTTGTGGGCCGTGGATGAGTTGGTCGGCGTGTTTGGTGTAGGCAACGTAGTTGAGTGTCGCCATGTCGCCGATGATTGTTCCCGGGGCGTCGTCTTTGTGCCAGACGCGCCGAAGTTGGTCTTCGTGGTCGGCGGCCATGTCGTGTGCGAATGCCATGACGGTTTCCCGGTCGCCGCCCACGATCCCCGCGTTCAATAGGGTGCGGTCGGCGTGGGTGTCGATGAACTGTTGCAGGTGTGTGGCTTTGTGGTTGTCGCGCATCCAGTCGATGCCCACGACGGCGGGTTCGTGCCCGATGTACAGCTTCCCGGGTTGCATGTGTTCCCACGGAGGGGTGAGCATTTCGACGTCGGTGCCGTCTACGCACCACACCCATTTGACGTCGGGGTTGGCGCGTAGCCACTGGTAGTAGTGGTACCAGCGCGCGAAGTACGGGTTGTCGACCGGGCTGGTCACCTGCTCGAACTTCGCCCCCTGGCGATCGAGGGGGTTGTCGCACAGTACTACTGGTTCGGCGCCGACGATGGAGTCGAGCAGTGTTTCGAGCAGCTTGACGTCTGGGCGCATGCGTGTGTTGCGCTGCGGGTCAGGCTTGTTCGACAGTAGGCAGGTCAGCACGACGCGACGTTCGGGTGTGACCACGGGGATGTGGTGGCTGCTGGTGTAGTGGTGCTGCCAGTACAGTTCGGCGTTTCGGCCGGCGACAGCTTTGCGTTCCTCGGCAGGGACCGAGCGGGCGACCTCGCCGTGCTCATCCATGGAGTGAATGAGCTTGTCGGATCCGCAGATATCGCCGTAGCGGAACGAGGTGAGGCCCGCGTTGAAGATGCGATCAGACCAGGACGGGTGTTCCCATCCCCAGCCGCCGAATTCGGGATCGAAACCGCCGACACGGTCGATGACGCTGCGGTGCGCGTAGATCATGCAGCCGCGAGCCCCGGTCAACGCGAAGTGGCGGCCGTCGTCGTAGACCTTGGTGACGTCGTTGAGCTTGCGCCCGTTGGCCAGGTCGACGAACTGGTACATCAGGTGCGGCTCGGGTGAGTCGATGTAGGGCTGAAACCAGTTGTCGGTGATCGGGTAGCAGTCGTCGTCGAACAGGAAGATGTGTTCGCAGCCGTCGAGCAGTTCGAGGCATTTGTTTTTGGCGCGGGCGATTCCGGCTCGTTGGGTGAAGCGGTGTGTCGCACCAGGGTGCGGTTTGTCGCTGGCGTCGTCGACGATGACGAGTTTGGCGTTGGGGGTGTGGCGACGGATGTTGGCGATCGTCCGGTCGGCGACATCGCGCCGATTGCGGGTGGTGATTCCGATTCCGATGGTGGTTGTGTTGTTGGTTTCAGGGACGTATCGGGTTCCGTTGATGAGTACGTCGGTCACGGTGTGCCTATTCGTACCAGGTGCCGCAGTTGTCGCAGTCGGCGTCTCCGCAGTAGCAGATGGTGGTGTCGGTGATGCGTCCGGTTTTGTGTTCGCGGTGCCGGTTGCGGTGGGGTTGGGCGGCGTTGGATCGGCGGAGCTCTAGGCGGGCGCGGGCAGCGTCATCCATCGGTGTAGTCCAGGGTCCATCCGGTAGGTCGTGTGGTGACAGCGATTGTGGTGTCGGAGTGTTTCTTCCCTGCCATCGTGAGGGTCGCGGCCTTGGCGAGGGCTGTCATGATTGGCAGCATCCACGGTTCGTTGGGGCCTGCTTTTTGGACTGCTGGAATGTCTGGTGGTGTGGTGGTCCACTGGCCGGGATCGGAGTGCATGAGCACTTTCCCGTCGACTTCGATGTGGATCACTGTTGGGCCGCTTTCTGCAGGGCTTTCGCGGGGACGATAACGTCGTTGCTTGTTTTGTCGATGGTGATCGACAGGACGGGGGGGCTTGTGGGTGTGGTGCGGATGTTGATGACGCGGTGCCCGGTTGGTGCGTCGGCGGCTTGTTGGCGTAGCCGTTCGGCTTCTTCGCGTGTGAGGACCGCATAGTTTTGGGTGATCGCGGCGGCGAGCGCTTCTGCGATGAGTCTGGGGGTGTCGAGGTGCGGCAGTCCGGCTTGTTCGGCGAATTGGCCGGCGAGTTCCTGGGGGATTCCCGCGGGGCGGAGTCCGGGTAGCGGGATGGCGAACGGTTTGGTGTTTTCGTCACCGGGGTGGACCAGGTTGTTCAGCTTCTCGGCGAGGAAGTCTGTGAGGCTGCTCATTTGGGGCGTTCGCCTGCGAGACCGGCTGCGATCCGCTTGGCAATGCGTTCTTCGGCGGCGATGCGGGCAGCGGTGTAGCCGGGATCGTCCCAGAAGATGCCTGCCCAGCCATGCCGCCCGTCGTGCCCTGTTGGGCGGGTGCAGACCTGCCCGAATCGGCCACCCGGGTGAGGCATGCCGCACGCGGCCGGTCCGCATCCGCGCCCGCCAGCATCCGAGGCGGCGAACAAGACAGCGTCCGAGGCGTCGTTGGCGGCGTTGCTCGCGAACGTGATTGCTCGGTTCGCGATCTCGATACCTGCCTGCGCTGCGGCGCTCATGCCCGCGGTGGTCTCGGCGACCTTGGGCGGGTAGACCTTGTGCGCCAGCTTGATCAGCGCGAGGGCGATGCGCTTTCGCATGGGTACTCCTGGGGTGGTGTGGTCACGTCGCGGGGTGAGATGCCCTACCGACGACGAACGCCCCGGCCAGTGGCTCGGGGCGTTTCCGTGCACGCGTCGTCAGTAGCGATCGCGTGCGACATCGAGAGATTAGCACAGGCCACAGCGGGTTTCGGGGTGTTCGACACGCCGAGCGCTCACCTGCGGCGCCTGTGCTTGGCCCCAACCACCTCGCGCACATGCTTGAGCTGGTAGCGCGCCACGTCCGATTCGTACCCCGACGGCACGAGCACGCCGGACTTGGCCCAGCGCTGCAGGGTTCGCCGCTGAATCTCGAAGCCCAGCTTGGGCAGGATGAAATCGCTGAGATCGCTGATGCTGAACGAGTACTCGTCGGCCTCCTCCAGCAGCGCCTCTTGCAGCGCCTTCACGTCGTGCTCGGTGCCGCACTCGGGGCAGCGCGCCAGGCGAGCGCCCTTGCGGACGTAGAGCTGCACGCGGCACTTGGCGCGGTCCTCCAGGCCCTCGGCGATGCGTTGGGCGCGTTCGGCGTCGGTGAACTCGTGCTGGCACGGCCCGCAGTACTCGGGCGGGTCAGCCGGGTTGACCACGCGCCGGATCCGCTCGGTGAGGTCGACCATCGCGTGGTAGCACTCCTTGGCCGCCTCGTCGGAGGCGATGGCCTGCACGTGGTTGGTGAGCCAGCGGGCGAGGTCGGCGGTCTCGATGCGCCGGGGCACTTCGGCGCCGCGGGTCTCGCACAGATGCCGGACCCACGTGACGATCTCGTTGCGTGCCCGCTCACGCAGCCGTGAAGCCTTCGGATTGACCCGCCCCTGCGCAAGTACCGCCGAACGCCGGAATCGTCCGTCAGAGAGCGCCTGAGCCAGTCTTTCGGCGCCATCTGGTCCGGTGTAGGCATCCAGCTCATGCGATTTCGTGCCACGGCGGCCCGAATCGCCGAGCCGGACCTGGCCGATGGCGGCCTCTTCGAGCCGGTCGAGCCACCACGGCAGATCGCGCAACGTGTCCCGCAGGGTCGTGATGTGCGTCAGGCACAGGAACAGCTGCGCGCGTCCGTCGCAGACCTGGCATGCGCTCACGCGTCACCGTCCTTGCCGAGTGCGGCGCGGGCCATCGCGATGTCAGGCATCGTCGACCGACTTCCCGAACGACTGAGCGCCAGCGACCAGCTCGGCGAGGCGCTGGCGTTGCTCCAGTGCGGCGTCCTGGCGGTCTTCGCGGGCCGCGCGTTCGATGGCCGATTCGCGTTGCGTGCGATCCGCGCGGACCTGGCGGGCCGCTTGGACGATGTCCTTGGGCAAGGGCCGGAATCCGGAACCGTTGTCTCGGTACGCCAACCGGACGCCTTCGAGGACGTCGCGTTCTTCGAGCCCATACAAGGCGATTTGGCCGGCCCACGCTTCGACGGTTGCCCGGTTGGGCTGGGGAAACCATGGGTCATGCGCGGCGCAGAGCGCGAGTGCGTGGGCTGCGGTCTGGTGGTAGTCCGTCACGGTTCGAGTTCCTTTCGCGCGGTGGATGGGGTTGGGGGTTTTCCGAGTGCGGCCCAGCCGACGACTTTGGCTTCGCCAGCGGTCAGGCCGTTGATATGCCCGGCGCCGGGTCGGGTTGTTTGTTCGCGGATGACGTCTGCGGCGAGGTGGTCGAGCAGTCCGACGCCGGCTCCGGGTTTGTTGAGCCACCGTCGGAGCGCTTCGGCGACGACGCCGGTGTCGAGGCCGTCACGGTTCACCAGCTGGCTGGCTTGGATGCGCAGCGCGGCGCGCACCGAGTGGGGGATCTTGTCGGGAACGAGGGTGGCGACGAGTCGGCTGGCGCTGACGTTGATGGGTTCGGTCAGGCCGCGTTCGGTGTCGCGAGTTGGCCCTACGTTTGGCGAGCTTTCAGTACCTACGTAAGTACTACTTGGGTAGGGGTCTGGGTCGGGGCGCTGTGACTCACACCGTGACACGTCTTTGCTGTCACCGATGGAGTCGGACGGAGTGTCACGCCGTGACATTTCGGAATCCGTGCTGGTGTTGGCGATTCCGGCGACGAATCCACGCCCCTTTTTGTTGCGGCGGTGGTTAGCTTGGCGCGCCGCGTCGGCTTTGCGCCGGGCATCATTTTCTGCGCGAGTTTTTTGCCATTTTTCCCAATTTTTGAACAAAATCTCTCGATTTTTTCTCCAGTTTTCGACGTTGTCGGCGTCCCAAAGACCCGCATCGGACACCAATGCGCGCACTGTCCGCGTCGTCCCACCGAACTGCCGGACGACGTCAATGGGCACATGGCCGTCGGTCTCCTCCTTGGCGGACCAGGCGCCGCAACGCACCCACAGACCAACCGCCTCGTTGCGCAGGCGATCGTCAAGCCTCATCACTGGCTTGCTGTCTGCGAAGGCGTCATCGACGTAGAACCACGGCACGGCTACCTGCGCCCTCCGGTGATCAGGTTCACTTTCGGTCCTCCGTTTCTCGTGTCGGGCAGTCGGGTTTGTGGCCCTGTTTGTCGGGGTGGCAACCGCAGTCAGGACAGCGGCCCCGCCGGATCAATTCCGCGCGGCTGAACGGCAGCCAGATCTTCGATTCGGTCACGTCTCGTCCTCGGGTTCTTCGAAACCCGGGCACCCGCACGGTAGGCCGTGCCCGTCGAGCGCTCGGCATGGGCCGCCGTGTTCGGGGTCGTCGTGCTGGAGGCCGTAGCAATCACAGAGCGCGCACGGGGTTTCGTCGTAGTTCAAGGCCGTCATTCGATGACCGCCTCGGTTAGCGCGCCGTGGCAGCAGGCGAGGTGTTGGTCGACGGTAGCGGGCCGACCGGGGTAGGTGACTTCCCCGCAGAGGCACCAGGTCTGGTCGTGTAGTGGGTTGTGAGTGACGCCGGGGTGTCCATGTGCGGCGCACAGGTCGGGGCGTGTGCGGTAGCGGGCCGGGGCGGATCCGGCGTGGGTATCGCTCACCGGTCAACCTCCGGGGTGTAGAGCACGCGCGCGGGCAGCGGGATAGCGGATGACGGGCACTCGATCTCAGATCCGGCGCACCACCAGGGTTCGCCCGGGGAGCAGGTCAGCTCTTGCTTGTGCCACCCAGCGCCCGAGGCGCATCGGATGATCGAATGGTCAGGTAGCGCGTCGAGTTGCTCGATGGTGTCGATTCGCGGTTGCACCACCGCAGCGATCTCAGCGGCGACATGCTCGGCGTAGTCGCACCAGAACGTAGCGCCGCAGCGGCATTCCTCGACCGGGTAGCCGTATTCGTCGGCCTGCTGATGGGCGCGCAATACGTCGGCGATCAGGTTCTGTGCGTCGCTCATCGTGCGTCCACCAATCCGGTGAATCCCCACAGCACCCGGTGCACGATGTACCGCCAGCCAGTGACCGGGGTGAAGCGGTATATGCCGCCCTGGTTTTCGCGGCGGTACCAGCCGGGTTTGAGCCACACGGTTGCGCGGCCGTGCGCGTCGGCCTGCACGCTGGTCCAGCGCTGCACGCCGGCGATGCGCAGCTTGCTCATGATTCCTCGCTTTCGATAAAGGCCTTCGCTGCGAGTAGTGCGGACACGTAGGCGTCCACCTCAGTGATTGGCATCGGGGTGCGAATGCTGGTCATGGAGATGCGAGGTACGCCGTCTCGGTATCCGGTTTCGATGCGGAGCTTGCCGGGGTAGCGGGAGTCCGAGCTTGGAACCTGCCAGAACTCGTCGCCGAACTCGGGATCTGTTTGCGTCTCGGCGAGCTTCACCACCGCGTGACCCGTCTCGGAGAGTGCCTCCATGTGCGCGCCAATCGCGGCGCCGGCCATCCGTTCGATCTTCGGATAGGGGATGCTGACGGCCTCCCATTCGGCCTGTCGGCTGATCGCTTCGGCCACCTTGTCGCGTGGGATCATCGGTTCAGCTCCCCCATCATCGCTATCGACCTCCTTCGGGTTCATGGCCTTATGAACCGCCTCGTGGATCACGTCTGCCATCTCTTTGTCTGTCAGTAATCCCTTGCTCCGTAGTAGGTCTGCGGCTCTGGCGCGCTGGAGAAGTTTGTCGGCGGGATTGCTCATCGGTCACCTCGTGCGATTCGTTGGGCCATGTCCATCGCTCTCTCGTGGGCGTGGAGGCGGCCATGTCGCCAGGCGGTGAAGAAGGCGATCTCCCGGCCCGCCCCATTCACCGCCCATCCTTGGATGCGTCCGTTGGCGGCGCGTACCGGCACAACCTTGATACGGTCATTCATCGTCAGCCCCTTCGGTAAACAGGCGGGCGTGCGTCCCAGTGATCGACCGGCCATCAATCAGCGCGCGGCATTCCGGGCACGGGTGGTGTCGGTAGCCGGGTCCGGTGACGCCGCCGCCGACCGAGAACCCGACCATCCACCGGCCGTTCTCGTCCCGCTGGAATCGGTCAAACCCGCACAGGATCGGGCCGCCCGTGCCGCCTGTCGCGCTCGGTCCCGCCAGGTGCACGTCGAGGTCGACGCCAGACCTGAACAAGGTGTAGGGATCACCGGGGCGCGAACACTCGATGGTGGTGAGGCTAGGCATGGTCATCCTCCAGCGCGGCGAGGATGTCGGATACGTAGGCATATCCAGAGCCGCGACATTCGACCGCAAGTGTCTCCACCCGTTCGATGGCCGCCCGCAGTCGCTCGTTCTCGGCGCGCAACTGGACAACCAGATTGGACTCCGAGATTTCCAGCCCAAGCTTCTCTTCCCGCAGCCGCTCCACTTCGGCGACCAGCTCGGGGGCGTGGTCGAGCGCCACGTGTCGAGCCATCTCCGGTGACCTGGTGGCCATCTTGATGTCTTCGCGGATCGCATCGAGGTTCAGCGCCGCAACATCGTTCATCGTTTCTCCTGTGTGGGTTGTGGTTTCGGAACGGGTGGACGTGGGTGGCCCCACGCGGAACGGTGCATACGACGCGCACGGCGGAACCACAGCAGCGACTCAGCGGTCATGCCGGCTCCCCGAAGTCGAACCCGATCTCGATGGGTTTGGTGAGACGCGAGACGATCAGCGGCAGATAATCGGCCTCGCGCTCGATGGTGATGCAGCGCTTGTGCTCGTGAATGCACGCCTCGGCGGTCGTGCCGGATCCGGCGAACGGGTCGAGCACAACACCGTTCGGCGGTGTCACGAGCCGCACGAGCCAGCGCATCAGGTCGAGCGGTTTGACGGTGTTGTGCGCGACCTTGGCACCGTCTTCGTTGACGTAGCTGGGGCGTTCCGCTCCGGGTGCTTTCGCTTCGTACCGGAACACCGGAAAGAATCGCGACGCGCCGCCCTCGTCGTCATACTCTGCGCCCGTCGCGGTCATACCCCAGCCATGACCGTTCGCGCCAGTGCGGGGCTTGCCCTTCCGTGAGGTGGTGATGCCGGTCTGCGCGTCGAGCTCGGCGGCCTGGTGCTCGTCGAGCACCACGTTCGTCGGCCAACGGCCAGCCTTGGTTTCCCCTTGATATTCGGATCCATCGTCGGGACGCCAGTTGCCGCCTGTGCGGTTGAGTTCCGCGCCAGTCTTCAGTCGCTTCACCGTGTACGACTTGGCTTCGCTGCCAACGGTGTGTATCCGGCAGGCGTCGATGTTGATCGCCCCGGTGCCGTACTCCAGCACGTTCGCCGCGACCGTGCCCGCAAGGGGCTTACGCGCCACCACGATCGGCTCAAACGCGGGCTTGAGCGCCGTCCCCCAACCCTCCCACTGCCGCGCCGCATCAGTCGCCGGGGCACCCCGACGAGTTGTAACCCCGCCGCCCATACCCTTGCCGTAGACCGCATTTAGGTTGTTCGGCCCGGTGTATTCATCGGGTTCACGCTCGGCACCTGCGGCCTTGTCGATGGCCTTGGATACGTCGAGCGACTTCGGGAACCCGCTGTTTCCGGTGATGAACACCAGACCGTGACGGCGAGCCACGAACGCGCCAGTTGGAACGCCGATGCACCACACCTCGCCGCTGTAGAACTCGGCGGCATTCTCGCGCAACGCTTTCGGCGTGAGTGTGGTGTCGGCGCGCTGCGACACGCTCACAGCGCCGCCCGTGCGGGGTGCCGGTCGATCTGACACGTGCCCGCGCCACCCAACCATCGCCAGCGCGGTCGCGAACCATTCCCGATCGGCCCGATCCGACTGGTAGAACTGCCACGCGCCACGTGCGCTCTGTGAGCCGTCGCCGTCGAGCGCCGCTGCGATGAACGCGCGTTTCTCGTCGAGCGTCATGCGCCATAGCAGCTCGTAGGTTGGGTGTTTGTCGGGCAGGTCGCGCCGGACCCGCTCGGCCACGTCGCCGGTTAAGAACCATGTTGACGCGGTGTAGGTGTGCCGCTCGCCGCTGCGCCGCTTATAGGTGCGCTGGTAGTCGTAACGCTTGTGCGGTGTCAGCCGGTCGAGCAGCGTGGCAATGGTGTCACAGTGCTGTTGGTTGACCGACGACTGGTAGATCCGCACACCGCTGCCTGATCGGTCGAACCCGCCCTCGGTCCACACCCAGCCGAGCAGCGCCGCGTAGTCGACGCCACCAACACCCGGTCCGTTGTGCTCGCCAGCGAGCGGAAGCCTGATCGGCGAGCGACGGCCGATGCTGCCCGCGTCGGCGACGCGGTACTTCGACCACTCGCGCCATGCTCGACCGTCGGCGCCGCGATGATCGTTGTTGCGGTGCCAGACACGATGGTTTGGCGTCAGCAGTTGGTCGGTGTCGCTGTTGCGGAACCGGACCAGTTCGCCGTGCCACGGGGCGCGATAGGTGCGCTGCACCGGCGCGGCGGTGATCGCACCCGTTACCGGGTTCCATTGCGCTACCTCGTCGCCCACGGCGACGTCGATGCCTCGGCGCCATCCGGTCGGCGTCAGCACCTCAACGTCGTCAGTGAGGCAGCCGTACAGCCAGGCGATGGAGTCACGAATCTCGAAGCCCGCGTCCTCGATGGCCGACGCGAGCCGGTGCCAGGTGCGGGTGCCGCCGAACGCCGCCAGGTGCCCGCCGGGTTTCAACACACGCAGACACTCGGCCGCCCACTCCTGGCTCCACTGTTGGAATGCCCGCATCTCAACAGCGCGAACGTTTGGAAACTGGCCTCCATCACGGCAGAGACATACCGCGACCTTCGCGGTTCCATCGCGTCGTCCGCGTCGGGTGCCTTTGCAGCGTAGACATTTTGGGTTGGTCGTTCCTGTAAAGGATGGGAGTTTGCGAGTGGCGCTGATCCCGCCGCCGTGGAATCCTGCGTCAGCGTTAACGTCTGACTCTTTCCAAGGCGCGTCCCAGTCTTTGCCCATGAACTCCAGCCCGTAGGGCGGGTCGCAAACCACGGCGTCGACGCTGCGATCGGGCAGCTCGGCGAGCACGTGCAGGCAGTCGCCGTGAAACACGGTTACTTGGTCGTCTTGGTAATACGGTTTCGTCATCAGAACTCCCTCGCCATCTCGCCCTCGTCTTCGGGCGGTTCGTATCCGGGGCAGGTGCAGGGGCACCGGCCGTCGTGGTGCGGGCAGCCGCACAGCGCGCAATCAGGCATTGGCGAGCTCCAGCAGCACGTCGGCGTGGCATGGCTGGTCGAGCGGGCACCAGCACACGAGGTCGTGGCCACGAAGCTCTGTGATCGCATCGCGCGGATAGTCCGGGATGTCGTCGAATCGATCCCACCGTCCCGTGACGAGGCCGTGAAAATCGCTCGTAGCCATCCGGCGCCACTCGCCCGGCTGGTCTGCGTACTCGGGATAGTCCGTGCGGTAAATATCGAGGGCGTACGGGTTGCCCCACTTGGTGGGTCGCCCGACGTAGATCGCGCCTTCGGGCATGCGCCAGCCTTTGGTGCGGCGCCGCTGAATCCGCCTGGGCTGATGGGTGTGCGTGCAGTCGGGGCAGCACTTGCGGTGGCGTTCCCACTGGGCCTGGCAGCGGTCGTACGGGCCGGCGCATGCGCGGCAGGTCAGCATCACTGGTCGACCTCGGCGGTGTCCTGTGCGGGTTGCGGTTTCGGGACGGAGGGCCGTGGATGTCCCCACGCGGAACGGTGCATACGACGCGCACGGCGGAACCACAGCAGCGACTCGGCGGTCATGACGCGACTCCGAGTGATTCGGCGACGACGCCGACGAGGTCGCGCGCGGCCGGTGGGGTGACCGCGTTACGCGACATGTCGCCAGCTCTTTCGGCCCGCAATCGCGGTTACCCGGCTACGTGACACTCCGTAGTCGGCAGCGATGACGCGATGCAGCTCACCGGCGTCAGCGCGGCGACGCATCTCCTCGACATCACGCTCGTTCAACTTGGCGTGGCCATTTCGACTACCCCGATTCTGGCGGTCTCGCGCCAGCATGTCGTCTACGTTCTCCAGGTGGTCACCTGGCCGCAGATGCGCGGGGTTCACGCACGGTGGGTTATCGCAACTGTGCAGGACAAATCGGTCAGCGATGTCCATTCCTGCCAGTTCGGCTGAGTAACGGTGCGCCTTCAGCCCCGGTCCCGACCGCTTACCGGAGGGGCGTAGCACTCCGTAGCCGCTATCGTTGGTCGCACCTGTCCAGATCCAGCACGGACCAAGAGCCTCGCGAACCACTGGACCGTTCTTGTTGACCTTCGACCAGAATCGAGCCTCTTGAGATTGGACTGGCGAATCGGTTGTGCCAGTACGCTTCACCCGCTGGTCGTGCATGTCGCACAATCCGTTGCGACGATGCGGACGATCGCACTCCACGACAGTGCAGAGCTTCATGCGGACACTCCTAACGACTGGGCTACTACTCCAACTAAATCCCTTGCAGCGCAAGGTGTAACAGCATTTCCAGATTGTCTTACCTGCTCACGCCGGTTCCCGAGGATGGTGTAGTCGGCGGGGAAGTCCATGGCGCGGGCGATCTCTCGCGGTTCGAGCATGCGGAACAGAACGTCCTCGACCGACAGGGTTGGCCCCATCGCGATACCGTCAGACTCACGGGTCGTGCGGGTCGGGATCGGCTCGTCGGTCGCCGTGGCACGTTCCCGCCATGTCCCACCAGACGGCGTGATCAACCCGTGCCGCTCCACCGTCGTGCACGTCGGCAACGCCTCCCCGGTGGGCACTACCCCACCGTTGCCGTAGTACGTCGTCACCAGGCCGTGGTGAGTGCCCGACGCCGTGACCGTGGCCAGCGGCTGATCAACCGGGCGGTGCTTGGACCCGCCGCCGCGCAGCTCCGCAATGAACGCCAAACCGGTCTCGCTCCGAGTCGTCATCGTCCGCGCTGGCTGATCGACGGGCACAGCCGCCTTCCCGTCGCGACCCTCGACCGGCACGGCCAGGCCGAAGTGATTCCCCGACGCCGCCACGGTCTGCAACGGCACATCGACGCCGCGGACTCGGTACTCGTGGCGGTGCTCGGTGATGAACGGCGCCCAGTACCGCTCGATGCCGGCCCGGATGCGCGCCATCGTTTTTTCGGCCAGGGGTTTGTCCCGGTCGCCGATGCGCTGCCCCAGCAGTGACCAGTCGATGATCTCGGCGGCCGGACGGAACAGCGGCTCCAAGACCTGGTTGCGGCACGTGGTCGACGGGCACCGGTACACGTACTGGGCGCGGTAGCGGCCCCATGGGGCCCGCTCCGGCCGCTTCCACGACTGCATCACGCGGACCCGCCCGCACGTCGGGCACACCGCCCGGGGCCGCGTCAGCCGGTCAACATCGGGACGCTGGTTGCCCTTGCGCCAGAACACCACGTACATGCGGTCCCGTGACTGCGGCGCCCCCGGCCCGAACGCCTGCGCGTGCATCGAGTTCAGGAACACGATGTGGTGCTCGTAGCCCAGCGAGTCCATGGCCATCAGCCACGCCTGGAACGGCTGCCAGTGCCACGCGTCCACGACGTTCTCGACGATGACGGCCTGGTAGCGGTGCGCCTCGGCGAACCGGGGCACGTCCCACATCGTGGCGCGGGACCGCTCGGCCGCCGCGTCGGGCAGCACCTCGCCGAACAGATCGGGCTGCGAGTCGACGCGCTTACGTCCCTTGGCCACCGAGTGATTCGTGCACTCCGGGCTCGCCCACAGGATGTCGGTGCGCGGGAACCGGCGCGGGTCGATCTGCGACAGATCGGCGCACACATGGTCGGCGTCCGGGTGGTTCGTGTTGTGCGTCTCGACGGCCAGGTCCCAGTGGTTCGACGCGACGCGAACCTCCACACCGGGGATCTCGATCGCACCGGTACTCGAACCACCAGCGCCGCAGAACAGATCGGTGAGAGTCAGCATCAGGCACCCCCGGCGAACTCGTGACCCTCGTGCTGTTCGCACACCAGGTGTTCGTCGATTGGGTAGGCCTTGTCGCTGCCGCACACCTCGCAGCGCTGGCAGTCTGGGCAGAGCAGCTCGACGAGCTGGTAGCGCTGACCCATGCGCCCACCGCCGAAGTCAATGAGTTCACCAGTCGGCGCCGACCGCCCGAACCAATCGGCCGCGTCGAGCACATGGTCGATCGCGCTGCCCGCGTCGCTGTAAGCACTGAAACCGCCGTAATCGGTTTCGATGTACCCGCACTTGGTGCAGCGCGCCCGGTAATAGGTCACCTCGGCGCTCATCGGGTAACGGGGCTCGCCGAGCTCGGGCGCCTCGCCGAGCGGTTCGAGGCCATCATCTGTCGCGTTCACAGCAGGGTCACCTCCGTCTGGTCGTCGAACTTGCGGGCCATCTGCTCGGCCACGTGCTGCCGCCATTCCTGCTCGGTGCCGCGGAAGTTGCACCGGCCGCACCGGTAGACAACCGGGTCGTGCCACGTCTCGACGCCGGCCTCGTGCTCATCGAGCGCCGCGATCAACTCGCCGATGTTGGCGGTCAGGAACTCTCGGATCCCGTTCATGACACCTCCGTGGTCGGGTAGTGCAGCACCAGCCACAGCGCCGCGGTGCTCGCTGGTGTGTGGATGACGGGTTCGGGTGTGGACACGTGCTCGGTGTCGTCGTCAGGCACGACCCCGGCGTCGACCAGGCCGTCGACGAGCGCCTTGACTGTGGGCCACAGGTTGTGGCGGTCGCGGCGGCGGTTCTGGCTGGGCTGGTAGTGCAGGGTGACGACGAGCCGATCCGCGCGGGGGAGGTTGCGTGCGATCACGGCCGCAGCAGCGCGCACTTCGCGGGTCGTCTTGGCCTTGGCCGCCCAGTGCATCCGCTGGTTCGCAGTCAGGGGCGGCCGGGACCACGGCAGGTTAATGCGAACCTCGAACGGCGCGGTCACAGCAGATCCCCGTTCGTCGTGCGGGTGTCGATGCGAACCGTGTGCCCGCTGAAGTCAACGACCGTGGTCGGTTCGCACGCGGCCTCGACGCCGGGCCACCACGGCGAGTTCGCGAGCTGCGCGTGCAGCTCGGCCAGGCGCATCTTGAACGCGACGTTCGGCAGCTTCAGCGCTACCTGCGGGTCGGCCTGCTCCAGCTCGGCCACCAGCTCGTCGGCACGTCGGTAGTGATCAGCCGGTGTGAGGGTCATGGCTCGATCGCCTTCACATCCGGGACGACCTCACCGTCGATGATCCGGCTGACGTGGATGTCGAACCCGTACCCGTAGTAGAACGGGTTGCCCGGCGACCAACCGACTTTCAGCTTCAAGATGTCGCCCATGTCGGCGTAGATATGCCACGTCTCATACCCATCGGTGGTCCCCACGCCAGTGATGATGTGATCCACCGAATTCGGTGCGAGGAAGAACGATTCGAGCTCGGTGTACGCGCAGCAGTCGCTGGTGTCTTGCAGGATCACTTTCGTGCCGTCGTCCAGCTCGATGATCAGGCCGGTAACGTCCTCTAGGCGTTCACCGCCCCACCGGTTGACAACGACCTTCGCTTGCCCCTTGGTAGCCGAGACGATACGGCGGCCAACCACAGCCTGCCGCAACGCGTCCACGTTGTCCGGCATCGTGCCGTCATCGTCATCGTCACCTAGCAACTCGGCCGGGTACCTGTCCGCACTCATTGGGCCGGCCCATCGAAGATCGCCAGCACGCGGGCCGCCTCATCGAACGTCAGATCGGCGGCGCGGGTCGCCTGCACGCCGGCCGACTCGGCCAGGAACGCGAACCACTCGGCGTCCTTGCTGTACTTCTCGGCCTTCTGGATCTCGGCCAGACGATCGAGCTGTTCCTTGGTCGCCATCTGCACATCGGGGGTCGGCTCGACCTTCTGTTTCGCCGACCCGCGCCTGGCGATCTGCTCGACGCTCACCCCACCCTCAACCGGCGGGAACAACTCGTCCTTGTCGTACCCATCACGCGTGATCGACGTGTACGCGATACCCATCTGCGCCACATCACCGGCATCCCACTGGCCGCGCTTCTTCCCCAGCTTCGCCTCAATCTGGGCCTCGCTGATACCGATACCCTTGAACACGCCGAGCATCTCCGTGATCCGCTCGGGAAGCGGCTTACCCTCACCGTGCTCCAGCGTCTGGCGGCAAATGGTCTGCGCCTGCTCGGTGAACCACTTCGGCAGCACATTCGCGATGCACTCACGCACCGCGCGGGCGGCGACGTTGTTGTTGTTGTTCGTGATGTCGCCGAGATTCTCCAGCTTCTCGCGGTTCTTACCCTTCATCCGCTCATGCGGAACGATGTAGGTCCGCGACGTGCGCGAGTTGGTCTGCATGTCCCAGGCGAACGCCTCAATCTCCGAGCTGTCCTCATTGCGGGCCAACTCTTTTGAGCCGTGCTCGATGTTCCCCCAGATGCGCGCCAGCTCCCGCATGAGATGCACCGACGCGCCGTTGCCCCGGTTCGGAACCTGGTAGAACGCCTGCTCGGCCATCGCCAATGTTCGGCACACCTCCTGCATCTCAGCGGTGGCCCGCTGAATGTTGCGAGGGCAGTTCTGCGCCACCACGATCTGTGCCTGCACCTGAGCCACCGCGCGGGACTGCTCAACGGCGGTCGCCTGGCTGATGTTCGACGGCTGCGCGGCGGGCGGACGGTAGGTCTGAACCTGATTCACCATTCCTCTTCTTCCTGGTAGTAGAACCAACTCGGCATATCGACGGTGTGGATTCCCGGCCCATAGCCGGGCCAGTGATCGTTGGCGGTGCATTCGGCGAACAGGTCGATCGCCTGCCGCATCTTCAGCGCGCCGAGCTCGCGCGCCCTCACCGGCAACCGGGTGATGGAAACCTCGTGCGGCGGTTCGGTCTCGACGTTGAGGAACACGAAGTCGATTCGTTCACCGAGGCCGGTGGCGGCCGCCGCTGCGGAATACCACGCGTCCTGGATGAAGAGACCGTTCTTCGCGGCGATCGTTCCCCATTGCTTGGGGTCTGCGGACACGCTGGTCGTCTTCACGTCCGCGATCACCAGCCAGTCGTCGAGGTGGACGAACAGGTCGAAACGTGCCCGCAGCCGCACCCTAGTGGTGTCGTCGTGCCAGTACGCCGAATGCTCTTTGACCGCATCGGGGTTGGTGAGCAGCCCGCCGGCGGTTTCATGCTCAAACAGCGCCTTGGCCATGGCATCGCCGGTCTCTGCCATGTCGGCGAGAATGGGCACCTTGCCCTCGGCATACGCCTGGTCGCGTTCTTCGCGGGCCGCTTTCGTCTTGTAGTCCGGGTAGTCGATGATCACGACGGGTTCTCCGACGCCGAGCACCTTGCCGTGCACGTAGTGCCCGAGGTCGAAGTGCGTCTTCTGCACCTTGGGGTGGTTGCGTGCCCAGTCGAACTTGCGGGGCGACTTCAGCAGTTCCTTGGCCGATGAGCACGAGAGACTGTGCTTGTCGCCGTGGTAAACCGACTCGGGGATACCCCCGTAGATGCCGTCCTGCTGTGGAACTTCGACAATCTGGGTCTGGGTCACCGGCGGCCCCCCTTCGCGAAAGCGGCGAGCGCCTCAGCTCCGGTGGGGAACTCGTAGATGCACGCACCATTCCCGGCGGGCGCGCTCACCTCCCAGCCAGTGCCGTCCGCGCTGCGGTAGACCCACCACTTGCTCGGGTCTATGAAGGCATCCTTTTTCACCAGCGGTCCCCCATCTCGTCGCGCGCATCCTCGCGGTCACCGAGCAGTCCGGCGGGCCGCGTGTGCGTGGGGGTGACCGACGCGCGCTCGGTTTCGCTCTGGCCGTGCATCGCGGCGGCCCACTCTTCAGTCTCGAATTCGTAGCGCATCATGGCCTGTCCACGTCCGGCACAATGACTTCCGGCTTGAAGATGACCCGATAGTGGTCGGTGCTGACGTTCGCGCTCTCGACCTGCTCCACGAAGTAGCTGACGTTGTCGCTCAGGCCCAAGAAGTGTTTCTTGAAATTCGGACCTTCCTTGCAATTATCTGGGGTCATCGTCAGCTGTATCCGCTTGTGCCTTGTTGGGCGAGGTGTCGTAATCGAAAACAACCAACATGTCGGTGTTTCCACTTAGGACGGGGCAATCCTCAGGTGGGTGTACCACCAGGCAGGCAGGACACGAGTGATCCTCAGTGAACGGTCCGTAGTGTTTGGTTGGGATCAAAGCGAAGGTCGACGCCTCATCCTGCGGCCTGGTACGAATCCACCCGCCGTAGTCATAGTGCCACCGGGCGTTGAACCTATCGCGCCAAGCACGATCGCGGTGTTCAGGGCTCAAGTGCTGGACGTCTGATCCATGCTCTGTGGTCGGCATAGTCGTCATCTCCCTACGAGTGTCGGTAATCGGAAACATGTGTGCGCTGTCAGATCGGCTGCCTACCTGGAGAAACGGCGACGATCATCGAATCAACCCCTGATAACGATGAGTCACGTCGAGCTTCTTCGACGCGGTGTCTGCACTGATCGAGCAGTACCCCTCGATCACCAGCAGGTACTTGTCGGTGATGCCGTTGAAGAACACGATTCGGCGCGGGATCTCGAACTGGTCGGCAGCCTTCGAGAGGTTCTCGGACGCCACATCCGCGTCGGTGGAACAGCCCGCCAGCGCCGCGGAGGAAATGGCCAGCGCTGCAGCGACTTTCTTGAAATGGTTCATTCTTCTACCTCGATTCTGTCGGTCCACCACTCGTCGTCTCCCCATCCGGTCGGGCCGGGGTCGGGGTATGTGCGGAATCCCCACGCCAGAAACGCAAGCGCGCAGAGGATCCCGGCCACTACGAACAGGTCGCGGCACAGCAACACGAACGCCGCCCACGCGACCGCGGCGAACAGCCACGCCGCGATCCACAACGCGCGCGTCACGACGCCAACTCCGCGTCGCGCTCAGCTTGCGCCAGACCTGCGCACCGCTTCGAACAAAACCGATGATCCGACCGCACCGGGACGAACGAATCACCGCAATGCCCGCAGGTGCGGAACTCCCTGCCACGCTTCAACGCCCGCCGCTGCTGGGGAGTCAAGCCGCCCCAAATGCCGAACTGCTCGTCGTCGTCGAGTGCCCGCTGCAGGCACTCGGCCTGTACCTCGCACCGCTTGCACATCGTGCGGGCCGGGGTGACAGACTCACCCGTCGCTGGGAAGAACAGCTCAGGGTCGGTCTGCGCGCACACCGCGCTCTGCCGCCACGCCTCGGTCTCCTGCGAGGGCCTCACGCTGCCACCACCTTCATTCGCGCCACCGGCAGATCCCGCACCCAACCCCACAACTCACTGGCCGGGCGCTCAACGTCGATCGCCGCGAGCGCGATCACCAACAGGCGCTGCAGCTCGGCGTCGTCGAGCGTCGTCAGGTAGTCCCAAACCTCGCTCGGGTCTTCGTCGCGCACCATCCACGCCAACGTCGTCACGAGCGTTGCGCGGCGTTCGTGATCGGCCGGGGTGAGTCCTGTGGGCGGCACGGGTCGGCGTGACATGCGGCAGGTGTCGCCGCGGTCGCCGGTCGCCGAATGTACCGAGTAGCGGCCAGATCCCGTGCTCGTCGGCCGCCCGCACATCGGGCAGAGCTGCGCGCTCACCGGTCACCGCCGTACCGGAGCGCGGCCCACACCGCGACGGCGCGCACCTGCTCGGCCTTCAACTCAGCCTGGATGTCAGACACGCGGCGGGAGAACCGGTTTGCGCGATGCCGACCCTTGTAACAGCGCATCATTCAGCCACCGCCACACCATGCCCAGCCGCGTCGTGGGCCGTCTGCCGCGCATCGTTCGGGCACCACACGACCCGACTCGCCCGCTCCACCAGCTCCCCGAGGAACTGCACCCATTCGGTCGCCGACTCGATCGTCGGAAGCTCCGGGAACGGCGGCCAGGACGGGTCAGTCACACCCGTGGGCACGAACACCGCCGCGATATGCCAGTACGAACCTTCACCCCTGGTGTGCTCGACCGCCATCGCGAGCGGACGCCGCTGGTCATCCAGCGCCCGAAGAGTCCGGTAGCCCACAGGATCAGGGCTCGTCTCGATACGAATCACGCCCTCACCCCCGCGTCCGCTGCGTGCTCCGGGCAGTAGGCGGCCATCGACGCGCCCACCAGATACGCCGCGTCGTTGACGTCGATCGTCGAGTTGCGGGCAATCAGCGTCGCGACCTGCGACCAGTGCGCGCCCGCATCGAGAAGCGCGCACACCTGGTGCCCGGTGTTGATCGCGTACGTGGGGCTCGGGTAGGTGATCCCCCGCTCATCGAGCGTCATCAGATACGCGTCGTCGATCACCGAGTCGGCATCCGCGTGCGCCGCAAACCCGATACTCGCACCGGCGAGCACCGCACCAGCCGCCACCGCGGCCAGGAACCGGCGCACCGTGCGCTTGTGGAACGTGGTGCGCATCACGACGCCACCGCCTCGGCGGTCAGCGTGCGCGACAGCAGAGCGGCATGGAACTGCAACAGGTTTCGCGCATCAGCCGTGTCCAACGCGAACCCCGATGCATCGCCACCGTGGCCGTCGAACAACGTGAACGTCCAGGAGCCGAGACCCCTGGTCGCCATCCCGGCGACAACCTCACCGCCAGGCGTGGTGACGATGGCGTCCAAGACGACTTCGGTCCCGTGGGCCTCGGTCTCGTGGACCTCGTATGGGTATGCTGACATTGCAACCTTCCTTATGGTTTTTGAATGGGGCCTCGCGCTGCGTCACCAGCGCGGGGCCTACTTCTCTTGCGGGATGTCTGTTGTCGCTTCGAGCGCTTCGAATTGGGCGGCGCGGTCCCGCAGATCAGCGATCAGCTGGCGGGGATACGGCACGGTGGCCAGGCTCTCGATCCATGCCGCAGCTTCGAGTAGCAGCTCAGAATCGTTGACCTGATTGAGAGTGGAGGCGTGGAGGCCCGCCGGGGAGGGCGCCGCGTCGGGGGTTTCGGCGCTCACCTCCCCGGCGGTATGCGCGCGCTGCATCCCCACAGCACCCGCAGGGTCCGGATCGCCGGGCCAGCGATCTACCTGGAAGTCCAAGACCTCGGCGACGTGATCACCGTCGTGGCCGAGGGGCTGGCTGCACACATAGCCGTAGCCGCGCGGGTTTACCTGCTGGCACAGACCCGAGAAGTGCTCGCGATAGACCGGTGCGGTTCGCTTATAGCGCTCGATGTGGCGATCTTCGATGAGCTTCCGCACCGCGACCAGCTCGTCATCCGAGAGCGGAGGCTCCTGCGTCTGATACTTCGGCGCGGCCGCCAAATGCTCATCGAGGTCCAGGAACAGCTTGGCCAGCCCCTCATCGAGGAGCTTGGCGAAACCGTCGAGGATGGCGCCGATGTTCTTGATCGCGCGGTCGAGCGGGTTGATGGTCATGAGGCCTGGTCCTTGCGAATGCCGAGCGCGGCGTAGATGCGCTGCGCGTACCACGGGGATGCGGAGAATGCGGCCATCTCTTCGGCCACCTGAATGACGCGCGCACGCTCGGCGCGCAGCTTCTCGACCTCGGCGCGCAGCGCGTCCACCTCAGTGAGGTGCGCGTCGGCTTCGTTGAGCGCGGAGAAGAACACCGAGGGGTGCGCGCTTTTCTCGCCGGTGAGCTGGCAGACGGTGCGCACCTTCGGCGCCCGGGCGGTCACGCCTTGTCCCCGCACGACGCCGCGACGCCCGCAGCCAGGCCGCCCCGCAGCTCGTCGAGCTCGTCCTCCAGCTCCTGCACCCGGGTCAGCGCCTCGTCACGCTCGCAGCGGGCCTGCTCGGCTTCGGCTGCGTAGTGGGCGAGTTCGCGGTCCTGCGCGGCCGCGGTGTCGATCGCGCCGCTGTACATCGCGCGCAGATTCGCCACGGTCGCCGCAACATCCGGCAACCCCGCCGCCAACTGGCGCTCCACCCTGGCCGCGAGCGCCTCCACACGCTGCAAAACCCGAGTCGCGTAGGATTCGTCACTCACTGCCCAACCCCTCCCAAACAAACGGCTCATCAACCCAACCCGCCGGCACCGCACCAGCGGTGTCCAACGCAAAGAACACCTCGGCCGCCAAATCCTCCAGATCAGCCACCGTCGAGTAATCCACCAGCGGCGCATCCAAACCGATCAACGACAAATCGGCCCACTGTTCGGCGTGGTCCCGGAGCCGGTCGCGGCTCTCCACCACCACGCCCCTGGTCGACTCGCCGACCATCCTGTCGATTGTTTTGTGCTGCAATGAATCCAGCCATGCATCAGCGATTGCGAGGCAGGTGAACCATGCGTCCCGCAACTCGCGCCATATCAGTCCGCCACCCATTCCTTAGAGCCCTTTCGTCCACGTGTTGACGAGCGCATGAACGCCCTCATCAGAGCCGATAACCTCGTTATCAATGCGAAGGTCCGGTGTGAAACGTGTTGCCACCCAATGCCCGTTGATGAAATCCGCGCGGACCAGCCGCCCATCTGGCGTGTATGCATGCCCTGCAGAATGCGCAGAAATCATGACGAATCACGCCGATCTCGGTTCGTAGCTGCGGGATTTCATCCACTCATCGACCTCGTTGAGGTCGACGCGGGCGTCCCGTCCTTTCCCGATTGGGTACGCTTTGAGGTCGCCGTTTTTGATGGCCGCGCGGATGAGTGCGTCGGTTTTGAGTTGTAGGTGTTCGGCGGCTTGTTTCAGTGTGGCCCACCTGGGGTTGTTCATTTCGTGCCTTTCGGTTTCGACACCCACACGGGACGTTTCAGTTTCGGCCAGTGCTGGATTGGTCGAACGCAGCCTCGGCTGCACGATGCAGGTACGCCAGGTCCGTCATATCGAACGCGACGATGTACACCTGGCCGTCGCGGCCAGCGACCGTCGCGTACACACCCTCGCCGGGAATGGGCTCGTAGCAGAACACGGTGCCGTCCAACACATTCGACTGCGCTGCGGTGTCCTTACTGAAAGTCGTCATGGCTAGCTCTCCGATCCGTGGTCGGCGAGGATGCGCTGCAACCCTTTCGGTGTGACCCTGGGCTGTGGGGGATCTAGCACCAGGACACCTGTGCGGGGGTGGTAGTGCGACTGCGGGATGACCGACATGTACCCCGCGTCGATCGCTGCCTGTTTGACGCGGTAGCGGCCATCGCTGGCCCGACTCACCCACCCGTACCTGGATTCCAGAGTGCGGAACAGTCGGTTCTGGCCGACCTTGATTCCGGCCCGGGTGAGCGACTGTGCCGCGTCGCGGACCGAGAGGTCACCGTCCGCGTCGAGGATGCGTTCGGCCACTTCGGCCTTCGGTGCCAGTTCGGCGACACGATTGAGGGCTTGGTCGCGTTCCGTGCGGGTGAGTTCGTGCGCCTCAACTTCATCGGCGAGTTCCCGGAGGGCGGCCGCGAAGTTCTGTGGGAGCTGCCGGGTGGGCGAGGTCTGCTCGGTGTCGAGCAGATAGTCACGGACCCTGCGGGCCACGGCGGAATCGCGGAGCAGCATCCCGAGCCGCAAGACGGCACGGCGCGGGAAGAGGCCGACCGAGCGCGCACGCGGGTCGAGATTTGAGAGGGAGCCGAACTCACGCTCAAATTCGGCGCGGTTGACGACGCGGTAGCCGTCTGAGTCGAACTCGTCGCGGTTGGCCTTGAGGTGGTAGCGCACCAGCTCGACATCCACCTCGTAGAAAGTCGCCGCCTCGGTTGTGGTGGCGTGCATGTCGTCGGGCAGGCAGCGGAGCACGCCCACCTTGTCGAGCACATCGGTGCGGCCTGCGAGGGCGTCACGTTTCGCGCGTGCCGCGCTGTCGGTCAGATCAACCGCGGTATTCTGTGGGTCTGACATTCGAGCTCCTACTCGTTGTCGGTTGAACCCCCGCCCCACCAGGCGGGGGTTTTCTTATGCGGCGAAACGCGCGCGGGGCCTCGGCCGGTAGGTGGTCGTGATAGTCCCCGGAGCGAGCTGAAAGAACTTTTCAATGGCGGCGAGAATCTCCGGCGACGTGCCCCGACGTCCCGACTCGATCGCCGACAAGGTGCCACGGCTGGGCGGCCTATCCTCGCGGCCTTCCTCTTCCCAGATCTGACCGATCCCGGCTGCAAGTTCTTCGAGAGTCACGTCGGCAACTGCACGCAGCGCCCCGATGGGCACGTGGGGTGGAGTCCTGAGTGGGCGGTCGGCGGCCCTCTTGGTTCGGGAGAACTTTGAACCGGTTGGCATGCGTCCTAATGTACGGCAAACATTAGGGCTTGGCAAGATTAGATTCGGCAAATGTTTGTCTTGCTGGGCAAACGTCGCCGTTTCCGCAGGTGAGCAAGGGAATTACACGGCGGTTGTTAGCCAAACGGCAGTTGTGTTTGCCGAATATTTTCCCGATGATTGGCGTCATGACGAAGATGCAGAACGGCCCGACGCAGGCCGACTGGGAACGGCTCGGGAGGATCGTCCGGGGACGACGCGAGTACTTGAAGCTCAGCCAAGCTGAGGTTCAGGAAGCAGGCGGACCGTCCGACGTAGTGCAGTCACGCATAGAGAACAACGACACGTCGAAACCCCGGCCGCGTGGCTCGACGCTTCGAATGCTCGACGCGCCACTGCAATGGGAACCCGGCTCAACGATCGAAACGCTGAGCGGGGGTGACCCAACTCCGCTCGGAACCAACATGTCAGTGGAAAAAATCAGCGACGCTGATCTTGTTAAGGAAATAGACAGACGATTGAAGGAGGCACGACATGCCGTGGAAACTGCGCAGACACCGCGAACACCGCGCGAAACGCATCAAGACGAGGAGGACGCCCTAGGAGCCAGGACCGGTGACACGACGCAGCCGCGCCAATCTCGGGCCGGCGAAACAGCCGGGGCGGAGATTCGCAACCACCTCGCCAGAAGCGTCCGGGCACGTCAACGCCGCAAGGACTAGACGTGCCTGACGCAACGACCATGTTGTTGGCGGACGCTCGTCCATCGCGTGCAAAATCCGCACCAACAGACTGTCGAGTTCGTCATCAAACATGGGCTGCACCACCGAAATCAACATCAACGGTCACCCCTCGCGACCGGATGCGTAGACGCTAACCGAAAATTGCCAACTTCGACACAGGAAGCCCAAAAATGGGAAGCATGCACGAAGGTCCACCCCCGGCGAACACGCCGGGTGCCTCATTGGGGAAGGTCGTGGCGGGGGCGCTCGGCGTCCTCGCCGTCGTCGGAATCATCTCCGCCCGCGACGACAAACCGGACGACAAACCGCAAGCCGCCGCCACACCTGCCACCACAACAACCACGGTGAACCCCTACCGTCACATCCCCGGCGACGGCACCCACAACATGGGCGGCGCCGACGGATACGACTGGGGCACCTACACCGCCACCGTGCCCCCCGGCTCCCAAGGCTGCACATGGGCGATCATCAGCGTCGCCGAATACCGGGGCGGCGAAACACTCCGCGAAGGCCAAGCATCATCCGGCACCGTCCGCGCGAACATCCAACCCGACGGCGTAGCTTCCTGGACCGGGACGATCGGCGGCGACCACCACATCGTGTTCCGCACAAGCGGGTGCGGGGCATGGACCATGACCGAGTGAGGGTTCAGGCCATGAGTTCAGCGAGTGCGGACATGGCCTCCACATGGCGCGACCGGTCAGCGTGCGCATACCCCCGGTGCGCATCCACCGACGCGTGCCCAAGGATTTCCATGCGCGTCTGCTCGTCCACACCCGCCGCGCGCAGCAGCGAAGACGTGGTATGCCGCGAGTTGTGCGGCGGCAACGACTCAGTTGGGCCGATCACCCCAGCGGCACGGAACACACTCCGCCAAACGTCATAGTCCGAACGGGGATCGATCGGCTTCCCTCCCCTATGCCACACCAAATCATGCGGATTAGGCACACGCAATCGCAGCATCGCCTCATACAACGGCGGCAGCAACGGCACCTCACGCCACCCAGCCTCCGTCTTCGGCCGGGTGAACAGCAACGAGCCCTCGCATTCCTGATATTCGAAATGGGCCGGCAGGTCCCACCGCGCCTGCGGGCATGCCCACGCCCTCGTCTTCCCGCACGGCCAATACGGTGGCTTCTGTGGGCGATCGGCCCGGGTCAGGGGGGATGGCTCAGGTAGCGGATCGCCGCAGCCGTGGACGCGGGTTTCTGATTGCAGTTGCCAAGCGATCGTCATCCACCCCTGGGCAGGGTTGTCGACGTAGGGCCAGCGCAGACCGAGGAGTTCCCCGCGGCGGGCGCCGGTCAGGAACCCGGCGGCGATCCGCACCGCGTCGGGTTCGTCGCATACCTGGAACGCGGTCCGGATGATGTGCTGGGCCACGTCGGCGGGGAAACCGTTGCGTTTGGCTTTCCGGTACTGGGGTTTGTCGACGATGGCTGCCACGTTGCGGGTGGCGACGCCTTCGGCGACGGCATCGTCGAGGGCCTTCCGCAGGATCGTGTGGACCAGTTCGGCGGTGCGGGACGCCCCGATCTCTGTGTGTAGGTCCCGCACGTGCTGGGGGGTGAGTTTGTCGATGCGTTTCGCGCCGAGGACCGGGTTGATGTGGTTGGTGACGGCGGCCCGGTAGTCGTTGAGGACTCCGGGCCGGACTTTGCGTTTGGCGTGGATGTTGTCGATCCAGTGGAGCATCCATTTTTCCACGGTTGTGGATGAGGTGGTGGCTATGCGTCCCTCTTCGACATCTCGGCGGAGCTGCTTGAGTTTGTCCATGGCGGTGTTGCGGTCCACGGAGGACACCCACTTGTAGCGGCGTTTCCCGTCGCGGCCGGGGGGGAGTTCGACGCGTCCCATCCATTTGCCGTCGGCTCGTTGGAAGAACGCTCCGTCGCCTCGTGTGCGCCGTTTCTTGGCCATGGTTCACCCCTTCTTTTAGGGGTCACCCTAGCGTTAACCCTATGCGGAGGGTAGTTGTTGCGCAGTAACCCCTGGTCGTTACGTTTAACCTGCGCGTTTGACAAGCACATCGGTGATATGAAGGGTATCATCCGCTGACTCTTAATCAGCGGGTCGGGGGTTCGAAACCCTCACGGCGCACAGGTCAGGGGCCACGAGCCGCCGAGGGGATCACCCTAAGGGTAACTCTAAGGGGGATTTCACTCGCCCAGCATGCACAAAAAAAGGGGGTCGCCCTATCGTGGGCGACCCCTGAGAGAAACATTCGGGCGTTCGATGGCCCGCCGGTATTCATTTCGTAGGCTAATAGCCTACGGTCCGAATACTGGGCGTCGGGCACTTTGGAAGTTAAGTCAGGACGTAAACCATCAGCGCGACGACCATCCCCGCGACGATCGCCAGCCACACCGACCGCCACAACTCCAGCTGCGGATCACTCATCATCCGACTCGTCCCAGTAGCGGCCCACCAGGCCCTCCGTCAGATAGTCGGGCTGACCTACGGGTGTGATGATCGTCGTCGCACCCAAGTCCATCCGGTCGCCGGTGATCCGCTCCAAGCCGGCGACCACAACGTAGTGGGCGACCTGCCAACCGTCTCCCATCGCGTCCAGGCTGGCTTGGATCGCGCCGCGAACAGGATCAGCAGACATCACGACGAACCCACGCCTTGATCACGTCCCACAGGAATCCCACCGTCACACCGTGATCGAGGAACGTACACACACGAATATTCACGTCACACCCCCCGCACAACGCTCATGCGCTCAGGCTCAATGGACAACCGCGAATGCGCGCCGCAGCTGGTGCAGCGGCGCATCGTGTAGGTCAGCACGTTCGCCACATATCGGCGCGGAATCAACACGGTTTCACTGCCGCACCGGTTACACACCGTCAGCTTGTCCTCGCCGTCCACAAACAGCGCCGGATGATTCTTGATGTGCGGCCTCAGGAAGTCGTACAACCCCTGCGTGGCAATGACGTCACCGGCGCAGTAGGCGATGAGACGTTCCCGGTCCACGGCGCTCTTCTCCGTCACGGCGCGTTCCATCGCAAACCGGTCGTAGCGATCAGTTTTGGCGGGCAGACCAGCGATCTGGCAGAACGCATCCAAACCTTTGAACGGTGCCCCGGACTTGAATTCGCGGCGCAACACCTTCAGGGTGTCAACGGTTTTGAATGGGGGAAGTGGGGGCAACCCGGCCTCAATGTGCAGGTCGCCCTTGAGCCACGGCACATCAGACTCGTCGATGTAGTGCCCGACCACGATATCCGCTTGGGACAGTAGGTTGTGGACGCGCCGCAGGAACGTTTTGCGGCCACCCTTGTCCCATTCGGCGAACTGGATAACCTCGGGCTGGTCGTACCACTTGGCGCACACGATCGTGGTGCGCGGCATTCGGGTCACCGTCTCGTACTGCACGTACCGGTTCTTCAGGTCGCCCCTGTCCCACCAGTACTGTTCGGTGATGCCGGGGAGCCGTTCAACGTCGAGGATCAGAATTTTGTTGCGCACACCCTCGGATATGCGGACCTGACGTAGGTCGCTAGTCAGGGACATGATGGTTCCTTGCGTGGTGCCGCCACGATTGCGGATTCATGTCGGGCATGCCGTGTTTGATGAGTACTCGCAGCACGTCGGTGAACTGAACCTCACCGCGTTTGGCGGACTCCACCGCCGTGTTTATCTCTGCGCGTTCCTGTTTCGACCGGGCGCCCGCCCAGTCGCATGCGGGGCATGTGCGGGGTTGCAGGCCCGCGAGATCGGCCAGTAGTGACATTCGTGCGCCCTTCTTTCCTGGTGGTTACCGGTCGCGGCGTTTGTCGCCTTCGATTCGTTCCAGTCGTTCGGTTCGCAGCTCCTCCCGCAGTCCGCCGATGTCGCGTTGGATCTGTTTGAAGCCGTCGCGCACCAGATCGCGTATCTCGTCGAGGTCGTCACGCATGTTGGTGTCGTGGGTGTTGACGGTCTGCTCGTGAATCTCATCGGTTTTCGCGTCGATCTGTCGGGCACGTTCCCGGCCTTTGCGCTGCCCCCGAACGGTGAGGACCCCAACAATTCCCGTGCCGATCGCTGCGATCGTTGAAGGCAATCCGATGATGAGCAGTCCTATCAGGTCGATACCGTCGTCAGGCTGGTACGCGGCGTCCACCGCTTCGCGCACCGATTCCCAAATCATGCGGCAGTAACCGCTCTTGTCGCCGACGCCGTTCCGGGATTGCCGCGCCGTTCCGCGGCGATCGACATCAGCAGCGACACCACAGCGGCACCGCCGGACACTGACAGCACCGACACCCAGTCGGTTTTGAGCAGATCAACCGCGCCCGCACCGAGTGCGGCTATCGCGGTCTGGGCGAATGTGCGGGCGGCGCGTTCAACCGCGTCGATCCAAAACGAACGTGTCAACATTGGGTCTCCTTATGTGCGTAGGTAGTCGATAGCGGGCTGAACGTTGTAATCCACGTGCGGGCCGGTGCGTTTGGCGAAGAACATGCCGGCGTCGAGGATCGCTTTGGTGATCGCGATCGTCTCCGGAAGCGGGGCCTGCACAAGTTCAACCACCTGCGCGAGCAGCGAATCGGGGCCGGTGAACAGGTCCAGGTCGCGCACGATCTGCCAGATGGCGTTACGGACCTCCTGTGTGTCGCCCGGTTCGGTGCACGCGTACAGGTCGCCTTGGTGTGCGTAGTCGCGCCACCACGGCGGGGTGTCACGCATACCGTTCGATGAGACGCCCTGGGTGTTCGATGGGGCCATTGGGGAGCCGCCGTGATCAGCCCACACGTGTCCCAGCTGCCGGTTCGGGTTGCCCCACGTCACCGCCTTCTCGATGTGCGGCTTCATCCATTGCAGGGAGCCGGTTTCGGGTGCGATGTGGTTCATCCACAGTTCGGAAACCACGACCGCGCCTTGGGAGTAGCCTGCTAGCGCGGCGCCGTGGGTTTCGATGCGTTCGCGCCACCGGTTAGCTTGGTTGTGGGTTTCGGTGATGGCAGCGGCAATGGATTTGCCCATCGGGAATGGTGCTGCTGGGTAGCCGATGGGTTGCCAGAGGTATTTGTCTTCGACGGCGCGGGCGGTGTCGGCGTCGGGGCCGATCCACCAGGGAACACCGGTGCCGCACACGGTGATCAGCACGGGCCGGGTGTCCACGACGGGGCGCGGTAGGTAGCCCATGACGTACTTGGTTTCGGCGTTGATGATTCCGGGGATGTACAGGCCGGACGCGAGCTGGCCTGCCGTGTTGTAGCGGGCCTGCATTTCGGCGACTGCGGCGGTCATCTGCTCGTCGTAGAGCGGGGTGTCGGCGAGATGCCCAGCGTATGAGGCGAACTTCTTCCGCATGAACGTCTTGATCCTGCGGATTTCGTCGGAGCTGTCCCCTGGTCCGAGGCCAACGTACTGCCCGTCGATGCGCATCAGGACTTGCCCTTGACGTCGTAGCAGCCTTCGATGCCGAGCTTCTCGCCGATCGCGCCCAGTACGTCCACCACCGTGCGGTTGCCCAACTGTGGCCAACCATCCAGCGCGTAGCCGCGCTGCTGACGCAATGTCTCCACGGCGAGTTCGCGGTCGGTCCAGTCGTCGGGGAACCGTTTCACCTTCGGTGGTTCTGGCTGTTGCGGTTCGGTCTTGCCGCCGGCTGCCCAGAACGCCACCCGCTCCGTGAAGTAGTCCCACGGGAAGTTGGGGCCAACATCAGTGTGCGTTCCCCACTTGAACACGTCAGTCACCCACCGGTGATCCGAGATGCCCGGGCGGCCGTTTGTGTATGGCGGGGGAACCACGAGTGGTTCGAAGCCGTACTTCTTCGCGTCCTGCACCGCCAGATATGCGGCGACGTCGATCGCGTTGGACTGCTTCATCCACTGATCCCGCGACCAGGCAGCGCGGGACCCAGCGAAGCACAGGTTGATGCTGATGCTGTTCGCGTTGCCCACAGACCAGGCAGCACGGTCGGTGTCGACGCAATCCACCACCGTCACACCACCATCGGACGCTTGCGAGATTGTGTAGTGGTAGGAGACGCCGTTGGCGTTCTGGAACCATTTGGCGAGGTTCTCGGCGGCTGCGTCCCCGCCACCACCCTCCTGGGTGTGGATCAGGAACATAGTGGGCTTGCCGCTGCGGGAACTGTTGTTGGCCGACCAGATCGGAAACTCGTTGAAGTCGGGGCGTGGTTCGTCGGGCACGGCGGTACCTCCATCGGCGGGCCAGTACTTGTCGAGGTATGGGGTGACGGTGGTGATGCGTGACTTGATTTCGGTGAGGTAGGCGCGGCGGCCGTTGGCGTACCAGTAGTCAGCACTGGGCCAGTTGGGGGCCTGCTGCATCCACGCGATGTTGAGCCAGATGTCTGTGCTGGCACCGGGTTTGGCGCGCCACACGTCGAGCTTGTCGAAGAAGCCTTTGATTTGGGCTGCGGCACCGTCGAAGCGGTGTGGGTAGGAGCCGTCCTGTTGGGCGATGCCGTAGGTGGTGTGGGTGGGGTCCCAGATGGTGTCGTTCCAGCCGGACTCTTGGTAGAAGGTGGACATGACCGCCAGGCATTCGCTGCGGGCGTAGCCGCGCGCCTTGGCTTCGGCGATGGTGATTTGGGCGACTTGGTCTTTCGTGGTCACCGTTTGCTCCCGAGGATTCCGCCGAGAACGGGGATGGAGCGGAGCGCGCCGTCGATGATGTTGATGACCTGTTCTGGAAGGTTGGACAGGTCAGGGAGTTTCGCGACGATCTGATCATCCAAATCGGACAGGTCGGGCAGGTTCTCGGTGATCCTGTCGGCGATGCGGTCGGCGATCCTGTCGGCGAGTGGTCCGAGCAGTTTGAGCAGGATGATTCCGAGACGGTCCATGTCCGGGGTTCCTTTCGGGCATAGAAAAACCCCGCGCACCCAAGTGGGTGGTGGCGGGGCTTTTTCTGGGGTGGGTTTAGAAGTAGAACAGGGTGTCGCGTTCGATGAAGAAGTCGATGGCGGGGTTGCCTGTGGCGAACATCCAGGACAGGACACTGGTGAGTGCGATGCCTCCGAGGAGTCCGGTTCCGAGAGCCCCGGCTATGCGTTTCACAGTGGGCTTGGTCACGGCAGCCTCCTGACCGTGACGCGGGACGTGTCGATCAGGTGCCTGCGACCTTGGTCGTCAGCGACAGTCAGGACGGTTCCTGTGGTGAAGAGGACTGTTGCGTTCCAGCCGGCGGGGCCGCGGGATTGAACGTGGATCTTCATGGCGGGTCACCAGGTGTCGGTGGTTTCGACGTGGTGGCGGCCGCCGCCGCAGTGGCGCACGCACTTGTAGATGTGTTTGGTGCCGTCCATCTTGGGTGTGCCGTCGGCGTGGGTGGCGTATGTCCAGTCGGCTCCTGCGCCGCCGCTGCCGGTGGCGCATGCGTGCTTGTAGATCTGCCCGTGGCCGGTGCCGTGATTCGCGCAGTGGGCGGGTGCGGCATCAGCGACTGCGGGTATTCCGAGGGCGAGTGCGGCGATTGCGAAGACAGTCGCGGTGGTGGTGCGTAGCATTGGTGGGCCTCCTGTTGGGGGTGGGCCGTCCGGCGGGGTTGGTTTCTCAGGCCTATCGCCCCGCCGGGCGGCGTCTCAAGTTGATGAACGCGAGTCTAACCGCGTTTGACCACGTGCACAAGTGTTTCTTTGAGATACACTTCTAGATGTGACAATCATCGACCGCATGATCGCCAACCGGCAGAAACGCGCAGCGACTATCGCCGAGCTTGATGCCGAACTGGCTGCCCTCGTCTACGAGGCGATGACTGTCCACGGCATCACGTGGCATGACATTGGCCGCGCCCTGAAGATTTCCAAGCAGCGTGTGTATCAACTCCGCGCTGCTGGTGACCCGAACCGTTAGCGGGGTTATTCCCACTCGACCAGGACGTAGCCGTCACCGCCGCTGCCTGCGTTTGATCCGCCCGTGTTTACGGCTCCGCCGGTCCCCCCGCCGCCGTTCCCCGCGGGGCCGGAGCTGGTTCCGTTGCTACCGCCGCTGATGCTGTTGTCGTTGGACAGGACGCCTCCAGCCCCCCGACCGCCAGCGCCCGCACCGTTTGAACGGCTCTCCCCGCTAGTTGGGTTACTACCGCCGTTGCCGCCTTTGCCACCTGTATAGCCTGTTGCGGATATGCCGGAGATGCTGGTTGTACCGCCGGCCCCGCCGCTTCCGCTGGACGACGAGTTAGTGCCCCTCGCGCCTGCTGCCCCTCCGCTAGCCGTCAGGGAAACGCTGCCGGACGAGAACACAGTCGAACCGCCGGGAGCGCCGTTATTGCCGTTGGACGATCCCGCCGCCCGCGCTCCACCGGCGCCACCGAGGCCCCGGACGAGGGTATACGTCGAGCCGAGCGACGCGCGTGGAATCCAGACGCGGCCGATGTAGCCACCGCCGCCCCCGCCGCCGCCGCCGTAGCGGTAGCCGGAGTTGGATCTGCGGCCGGAGCCGCCGCCGCCGCCCGCACCGCCAAGGGTGACCCAGCAACCGGATGCGCCCTCGGGTACCGGCTCGTCGATCAGATCCTCGTAGCCGGGGTCTTCGCTGGAGATGCTGAACGGTTCAAACGACGGCCACACCTTGTCAAAGCTGGTCCCGTTCCACGTGTACAGCTCAGGGTTGACGAACGCCGACCCGTTCCACACTTTGAACGCGGTGGGGTCAACGAACGCCGTGCCGTTCCAAACTTTCACGACACCACCACGTACAACACACCCGCCGTGCCGGTACCAGGAAGGGTGGTGCCCATCCACATCCCGGACGCGCTTCCGGATTTCTGCACCGACGAATCCGCTTTACCCAGTGAGGTTTGCACATCCGAAGCCAGCTTCGATTTCGCAATCGCCGCGCCGGTATTGATCTTCGCGTTGGTGATCGCACCGTCCTGAATCTTGGCCAGGGTCACCGAGTTGTCCAAGGGTGTCCGCTGGTCCGACAGGCGCGAATCATTACCAACACACACCGTGGAACCACTACTACCCACGGGGATGCGATTAATGCTCAGCGTGCCCGACACCACATCGGAAGCATCCACCTGAACATCCAACTCGTTGGTCGCGTAGTAGTCGACGATCTCGTGGATCTTGTTGTCCAACTCCGGCTGCAAAGCCTCCAGGGCTGCATCGTTATCCGCCGCGCCAGCAATAGCCGCGCCAGTAGAGGTGACATCGGTAACATCGGCCAAAACGTGGTCGTGGGCGAGGTCGGCCTTATCGTCCAGCCCCTCATGCGCCCCTTCGATACCATCCTCGATGTGGTTGAGACGGTCCGCCGACAACGGGGTGTTCGTCGAGGGAACGTTCTCCCACGACTGCTTCGAATAAGCCATACCAAACCCCCTCCTAAGGTTGCGCCCGCAAACCCCTCGGCACCAGGCACGAATAACCGTCACCCGGAAGCACCGCGAGGGCGGTGTTGATCATTTCGGTGATCGCCGAAGACCGATCCAACACGGTCGCCGGGGGCTGCCCCTCGGCGGTGACCTCCCACCCGCCGACCACGCGGGCGGCCTGCACAATCAGTGTGCCGTCACGGTCAAACAAGCCCATCATGTCGTTGCCGAACGCGACGATCTGATGATCAGTTTTGATGTTCAAAACAGTTCCCCTATCCAGGATTTCAGGCGACTATGCGGGGCGTCACGGAGATGCTCGCCCCCGTACCGGACACCTCCACGTCACCGTCGTCGAAAGCTTCCGAACCGACGAACGTGCCCGACGAGCTGGCCGACCAGATGCCGCCCTCCACGTAGGTGCCTGCCGCCACGGAGATTTCAACCTCGTCGCCGGTGTTGGTGCCCGTGGAGCCTGATGTCCACGACGTTTGTTCACGCGCATAGCCACCACCGGTGGCTTCGTTCGCCCCGGTGGTGCCAGCGGCGCCGGTGTGAACGCTGATCCAGTCACCAAGAGCGGCGATCGCGTCCGATGCTGCCTTATGTGTTGCGTTGGGAATGCCCATGATTTGTTTCCTTTCGAGTTATGCGGGATTGATGGGGAGCGCGAGGCCCGACCACGGGCGGGAGTTGTTCGACGTAGCAGAGACCGTCCCCGACGTGGAAGCTGTGCTTGAGGCTGTCGCGTTGCCGGAAGTGCTGCTACTGAGCCGGTTCGTCGCACCCGAATTGACCGTGAGCGTCGCACCACCGGCACCACCCGTACCGAACACCTGCAACGCCAGCCCCCCAGCAGGAACGGTGACCGACTGCGACAGTGATGTCCCCGTGCCGAACACCGACGTCAACGTTCCCACCGAACCAACATTCAGCAGCGACACCGCGTGCGCCTGATACCAGGCCGTCCCCGCACGGGACACCACAATCGACTTCGACGAACCGTCACCAGCGCCAGCCAGCCGGAACAAATACAGACGCCCATTCGACGCGGCATTGTTGTGCAGCACGCTTCCCAGCGCCGTCATGGCCACACCACCGCAGGTAACCCCGGTAACCCCGGTGGCGTTGCGGTCCTGGTTGACCACCACGAACACATCGGCACCAGCCGCGGCGGTGTGCGAGAACGTGATGTCACCCAACGACCCGTTCGATTCGGTAGCCGCATCGAACGCCACCGGATCCACACCATCGTTACCAACAGCGTCCATACCTATGGCGGGTGAAAGTTCAAGCCCGAACTCGCGGTAATACCGCTCCGCGCCAGCCATCCCGATCTGCGGGGCAAGTTCGACACCAAACCCGCTCGAATACCGTTCAGCCGCCGAGAACCCCAACGCGGGGTCCACCTCGACGCCGAACGACCGCGCATAACCCACAGACGCCCCAAACCCCAATGCTGGGGAGAGCGTCATGCCGAAACCGGGCTGCTGGCTGCGCGGCGTCGGGAACAACGAGTTCGACGGATACAGATCCTCGGACGGGAACACCGGCTCGAACGCCGCAGGGCCGCGCATCGCGATGTATGGGGTGAGCACCAGCCCGAACGACGCCTTGCTGTGGCTGGCCGCCGACATTCCCAGCGAAACCGGCACCGACAACCCGAAACCCACACGGCTGTGGGGTACGGCAGCCATGCCGATCGTCGGGGTGACGGTGACACCGAACTCCTGCTTCGGCCCGCCGTAGTGGAACCCCAACTCGGGGGTGAGTGTGATACCGAACGAGACGTGGGATTCAGCCCACCAGCCAACAGCCACGCTCACCCACCAATCTGCAGATTCACCGCCATACCAGACCACTTATTCGCCTGGGTTGAAGTCGCGTTGATCGTCCCCGTCTTCGTTGTGGTGTTCACACACAGCAGCGGGTTGGTGCCCTCCTGCTTGGCCCGCAACCGGGCACCCACGATCTGCTCCAGGTCATACGATGCGCCGCCACCGGCGCCGAACGCCTGCAACGTCACCCCACCCGGAACCGTCACAGGCTGGGTGTGCGCAGTGCCCGAACCATGCGCATACGACGGGGCACCAACTGACACAACATCGTTGAACGAGATCGCATACGCGCTCACCCAACCGGGACCCGTGACCTTCCATGGGCGGGCAACACCAGAACCGGCAGTGTCCATCCGGAAGATCGCCAAACCACCATTCGCCGGGTCGTCATTGTTCGACACCGACCCCACCAGCATGCCGCCCGCACCACCGTATGTGGCAGACGGCGCGGAACCGGCCCGATCCCACGACGCAACAACAAACACAGTTGAACCTGGGGACGCGGCGAACGAACCCGACGCGCTCCCCACGCCGTAAGCACCGGAAGAAACCTTGTCGAACCCAACATCCACCGGCTCCGGCGGCACGGGCCAGTTCTGATCGTTCGTGATCGTCCCCGGATACAGATACTCCGCCACCCGAACCCAAATGCGGGTATAGCCCGCCGCCGGTGGGGCCTGGGTGTTCTTGTTTTCGTGCAGGGTGAACGTCGCCCCCGACTCGCGCTCGAAGAAGATCGTCGACGACCATCCACCCGAAAACAAACCGGGATGACCGAACCACGTGCCGAACGACTCCATGCCGTACCCGTAGTAGTACTCGGAAGGAATGTAGAACCCCTTCGCGTACTGGTCCCACCCCGTGGGATGCTTCCAGAACGTTGACAGCCACGTCTCATACGATTCCGGCGACAAACCCATCGCGTTGTCCCGCAACGCTTCCGCGAACTTCGTGTAATCATTGATGTTTGTTGCCAACGCGCCGGCAGCATCCAGAAAGTTCGGGTTGATCGCATCAGCAATGGACGCCGGGGGTGGAACTGGCCCCGTTGGCGGCCACGACGTTTCCGACAACCCAAGCGGATCGATGATGTCTTCTTTGAAGATCTGCTTGATCGGCCGGTGTTCGGGGTCAACGATTTCCAGAACCATGCCGATCAGAGCGAAGTTCGAGTTGGTGTACAGGTAATCAGTGCCGGGATAGAAGTTCGACGGACCCTTCATCGTTGACAGGAAGTCCTTCGCGCCCGTCCACGGCCACGTAGGGAACAGGCTATACCAGATCGCGTTTAGCCCTGCCGTGTACTCAGCGATACCCGACCGCATCGACAGCATGTGCCCCATCGTTATCGCCGTGCCGTTCGGTATCCCCGGAACGTACTGCTCCAGAACGTCATCCAGGGCAATCAACCCCTTGTCGACGGCCTGGAAGAACGCGATCGCGGTGAACATTTTCGTGGAGCTGCCCATGCGGAAGTGGTCATCCAGGGTGATCGGCCGAACCGTGCCACCCACGGTGGTGCCATACGCTTTCGCGTAGTTCCCGCGCGGCCCGGTGATCTGCACAATAACACCCGGCTGACCCGTTTCCGCTCGGGACTCCTCCACGATCTGATCGACCATCGCCTGATCCTCCGGCGACAACAAATCACCAGCAGTGTGCGCAGGCGTGGTGAACTCGTACGTTGCCGACGCGGGTGACATCCAACCCGCGTCGTCAATCGTCTTAACGTAGAACTCGTATGTAGTGTTCGACTTCAGCCCGTCCGCAGTAAACGGCGGCATGACCGGCTGAGGATTCAGCACCTCGAACGGGTCCGAAGAGTCCTTCTCTCGGGAGTAAACAAAATACCCTTTGATTGTCATGCGTCAGTAGCTCCAGACCATGTGATGGTCAACGTGCTGAACGTCGAACCATCCAATTCGACAAGGGTCGGCGCGGTCGGCGGTGTCAGATCGGGACCGGAATCAGGCAACGGATCGCCCCGGAAATACACCCAAACCCCACCCGGAGCGCCATTGCCTCCCCACTGGAACGATGCGAGCGAACCCTTGCCGCCATTCCCCGCGCCGCCAGCCGGAGCGCCATGCCCGCCGAGCACCTTCTGATCCGAACCGGCAATGTATTCCTGACCGTTGTACGTGAACGAGCCAGGCCCTCTACCAATAGGGTTGGTCAGCCAGCCGATACCGGTTCCCCCCGTGCCACCTTCGGCGATCAGCGTGTGCCCAGGGATAGAAACCGTTGTGTCCCCGCCGGAAGCGCCGGAAGCTGTGCCGCCAGCCCCACCGCTGCCAGGGGTTGCAGTGATGATCGTCGTGCCGGAGAAATCCGTATCCCTCACCCACGTGGTGGCATTGAACAGGCCCGGTGTTCCTGGCGAACCGTTCACGCCAAGCGCATACCCCTGCTGGCCGCCTCCGCCTCCGCCAACCGCAACCACGTCAACGTAGTTGACCCAGTTCGGCACCGCGATGGACGTAGCAGACGTACCCAAGTAGTAGCGCAGTGGGTCATGATGGTCGCCGCCACTGCCCGTATCAACAGCAATGCCAATCCACGGCACATTCTGCGACCTAGTGACAGACGCCTTCGCGATGGACGACGGGGGACTGTTTGGTGACGTATTGTTGCGCGTCGCACCCAACGCGACAATCGGAGAAATCGGGTGCTCAGGCACCGCCGACACGCGCCCACGCACAGTATGCGTGCCGCCCACGGGCACCAGCTCGTACGCGTAAACCTCGCTCGCCGCAACCTGAATCGGGGTATCCAACTCGTAGATTTGAAACTCGCCAGGGCTAGACGACCCAGACAGAATGCCCACCACATTCGGCGAATGATGCACCAGTGTCCAGTTGCCGGAAGTGGTGTCAACTTTCCAAATGTTCACGTAAAACTCAGTGATCCCCGCGACGCCATACCCGATCCACGACACCACTCCGAGCGGCATAGACTCTTCGATATAGTCCAAGCCGATCAACGATGTGGACTGCGTCGCACTAAGATCATCCGTGATGTTGGACAAGGGGAAGTTTGACCGCTCCGAAGGGAGTAGCCCACTGTCCGCTGGCTTGTTTGTGCGGATGCCGAGAACATCCCAAGAGAACAGACCCGCCAACGCATTAGACGCGACCGTCTGCATGAGGTTGAACAGGTCAGCCAGCCCATGCCCCGCCGCGTTGGGGATATTCAAGATCCCACCAATGATGGTGTTAACGATCTCTTCTACAGTCTCGTAAAGGTTTTCGGGGCCAAACAGCCCAACAATCGACTCGAGAGAGATGTTCCTCAGGGCGTCAAACAAATCCTCGATCGTGGAGCCGACAACATTCAGCCCACCACGGATAGCCGACACAACAGTGTCTATGACAAGCTGAATGCGACCAATGAGCGTCTCCAGGGTTTCAGAAAGCCCCTCAACCCATGACTGCTGAATAACGCCGGTCTGCTTGACCTCGGCGTCATCCCACCAGAACGTGCCCGCAGCGGCGTCTTCGGTCACCACGAACCGGGTCTGCACACCAGTCACCCCAGCGGGCACCCGATACTCCCCCGACAGCTCCTTACCGGGCCACGCCAAGTTCGCGTCCTGGGGGGCGTACGCGTTCAAATCCACAGGGGCCTGTGCAACGCCGTCGATGTACGGCACCAGCTGCAACCGAATCGGCGCGCCCGTGCCCACATACCCCTCATGCGACACAAACACCCGGGCAGTAACCGTCTGGCCTTCGCCCACCGCGAAGAAATCGCCAACATTCTGCCCCGACCGCAGCGCCTTCAACGTGCCGTCGGCAATAACTTTCGCCGCGCCCGTACCATCCCCGCTGCGAGAATGCGACGGGTCCACAACCCAATCCGCGTTCTCGCCCACCGACCCCTCAGGAAACTTCGGGGCAGGCAGGATGTTCGGCGTCTGATTCGAGATGCCACCGATAGGCAGGATCGTCAACAGACTGGGCAGCAGATTCCGCAGCGGCGCGAGAATGATGTTCACCAACTGCGCCGCAGCCTGAATCGGGTTGAAGCTTGGGCTGTTGAAGTCGATCGACTGGAAGAAGTTCCGAACGTTCGTGAAGAACTGGGTCAGTTCCTCAATCCCACCACCCACAAGACCCGTGATCGCCTCGATGACGTCGCCGAGGATGGGGATGTTCAACGCCCAATCACGCAACTGGTCGAACGACGCCTCACCAGGGATAAACACCCCCGCAACAGCGCGCACCACCCACGCCAAAAACTGCTCAATGAACTGCTCACCAATCTCAAGCAGCTGCTGAACAGTGAACGGACGCTGCCACTGCAACGCCGACTGCTCCGGGTGAATACCCGGCTCAGACGGCACCGCATGAGCCCACTCCGGCAACGGATCAAACGATGACGTCATGGCAGCGGAAGAACCTCAACCGAAAACATCGACGTGGAAGCGGAAGTCGTGTACGTCACCGAACCCGCTTGCCGTTCACACCGGAAATAGATCGTCGCCGGTGTACCGGCCGTCACACGATCAAACCCATCCGATGAACCCGCCGCAGGTCCCGCCACCAGGATCAGCCGCTCCGATTGCGCCACACCGGGGCACCGGCCGATCACGTTGCCGCCAGTCTCACCGTTCAACCGGGCCACCAAATCAACCCGAACATCCGCACCCTCACCGGTGACCACCGTGTACCCCTGCACACGCGGCCGCCAATCAAACGGCTGCGCAGGAATCGACACCTGAGCCAAAGTCGAGTTCGCGTTACCCGATGCAGTGTTGTTGATCGACGCCGGAACATACCGGTCCCCCACACGCTGCGCCGCCAGCACAAACCCATCAGCAGTCGAATTCACCACCGGCACCTGACCCGCAACCGGCGACGGATCAACATCCGTCGGGTCCCACACCGCCTCACCGTCATCCCCCTTCGGACCCTTACGGACCATCGGATTCAGCCGGTACACACCAGGGCCGGACTCGCTGGGAGGAGTCAGTTCGGTCCATGACCACGTGAGCGGGGTCGGATCGTCAGCCTCAAGCTCTACCGGCTGAATCGGCCCAGTGTCGATGACCGCAGGCTGGCCCGCCGGCCCCTGGGCGATGGCGGGCACACCAACACCGATACCGCCCTGCGGACGCAACTGGAGGATCGCCGCGCCAGCAGTCGGATCGACAGGAATCTCCACGATTCCCTCAAACAAGTAATGAGTCCCAGCGGGGTTCAAAGGCCACGACATTAGGGCACGCTCCATTCAATGTTGGGCGAGTTGCAGAAGAAATAGGATTGGGGACGCTATCCCTGCGGTGACAGTGTGAGCACAGACAACGTTTCAAAAATCCCCGTGATGAACCGCTGATGCTTCGCCAGCGGAGCCTCCGACTTACGGCCATCCCCCATTTGCAGAAGAACCTTCCGCTCATCCTGGGTAACCCGCCATATCACGTTCTCGATGTAGTCAGTCACCATGCGGGTACGTGACATGAACACCAACGACATCAGACCGCCGCGAAAAACGTCACGCCCCAACGCATACTGTGCACCGTTGCGGAACTGCACCGTCGCCGTCGTCTTGCCCTGCGAATCAAACAAAGCGTTGATGAAAGCGAACACCGTTTCGATGTTGTACGGCGCCGAGGCTGTCGGATAGAACCGCTCGATCGCCGGATGGTACGGGCCAACGTCGTCACGGCGGTCGTAGTGTTGAATCAACTGGAACGCCAGGAAGCTGTTGTTCAGGAACCCCGACAGCAGATCGGACGGTATGCCGGTGAATCCGACGACGATCATCAGCGAGTCGATTAGCCATGCGAAGGTGGCATTCATCAGGTCGTTCAACCACTTTGGGGAACGCCCACCAATGATGTGCTGCCAACCCTCGGGTGTGTGGTCAGTGATCGTGCATGCATCGATGCCGGTGTCCTCACCCGGCTCAGGGGCCACGAAATACGCGTACGGCTGCTCAAAATCCACACCCAGCGCCGGCGCATAAAACACGCCATCCATGCCGGGGACCTGCTTGATGACAGGTTTGAAGATGTCCCCCAGCGACCCGCCCAAGTCAATCGTGGTGCGCAGCACCGAATCCAGCACGGTTTTCGTCGGGCCAGTGATCTGCAACCGGTCCACTGTGGAGAACACGTAGGTCGGTTGGTCCAGGTTCGCCCACCGGTCAGGCTGCGGATCACCCGGCAGCCACAAATCCATGCGGGTATCCACACCGTACGACTGGGTAACGTCCTTGATGACGGCCTGAACGGTTTCCATCCGCACTGTCCGCGCGACCATCGGCGACGTGTCCAACAACGGATTGGTGCGTGACACATACACCGGGGTTCGCAGCATGCGGGTAAACGCCTGCACCGACAACCCATCACGCGACAACGCCTGCAACACAGTGCCGAACCATGCCCGCACATCCGGGTTCAACGACAAGCCGTTGTTGATGAACTCCAGCCACCCGGACTGCAACCGCAGAGCGCATTCTGCGACCATGTTCTCCACGACGGTTTGCAACGCCCACACGAAGACGGCGTGTGAGAACGGCTGCGCCTGAATCGGCAGCCACCACGACGGCCAAATCACGTAGTAGTTGAGGATGTCGCGGATACCGCGCAGTTCAGCGGTGCCGGTCCATGCGCTGTCACGGTACTCGTAGGTGTGGTTCTTCGTGTAGAACGCGTACCGCAAACCAGCTGTCTCGACGGTCACACCGACCATCGTCTTTTTGCAGTCCATGAACAAAGGGATGAGGGGACTGTTCCCTTTGAGGACGATCCGGCCGGTTTCAACATCGTTGCGCGGGTCAGCACCCGACGCCTCGATCAGGTCGCCACCAACCGAGCCCATCGGCTGCCAAAACTTGTCGCACACCGTGAACCTGAACGACGTGTCTACCTTCGATTTGCGTTCCGCCAACGCCCGCGCGGTTCGTGCGATCCTGTTGGGGTCGCCGGACTGGAGGGCGGATTGCCATGCGGCGGTTTCGCGTTCAAACTTCGACAACTGTCATCCCCTCCTTTCCGGGCATCACCAATTCACCCCACGAGCCAGAAAAACCACGGGGCCGTCAAACAGCAGTCGGTGAACTACATTGGGTAGCGGCGCAACGGCGTCCCCGAAAGGATCACCTTCGAATCCGCGTTACCACCAACAATCTCCGTCTTCACAAAGAACTGCTGCGCCGGCTCACCAGGCGACTTCGCGGGGATCGCCGCGTTCTCACTGAACCGCCCCGACAGGTACTTGTAAAAGTTGCCCTGCGGAGGAACAATCCCGAACATTGAACCGATCTGATCGGTGAACGCGTTCCGTTCAGAGAAGAACGACAACAACGACTTCACGGCCTGTTGGAAGATGTTCAGCTCCTGCGGCGACGGCGGCACAGACGTCAAATCCTGCACAAGAGTCGTCTGTGAGCGCGGGTCGGTACGTAGGAACACAATCTGATTCGGCAGCAGCGGACCAAACTCCACATACTCATCCGAACCGGGACCGTCATACAACCGGAACGTGCCAGGACCGAACACCGTGGCATCCCAATACATCGGCTGGTCACCAACATTGACCATCGGCACAAACCCTGACTGGGTGACATTCGCATTGTCGCCAGCGGATATCTTCCGCACCGGGGCTGGTGTCGCCTGCGTGATCAACGCGCCACCAGCCTGCATACCAAACCCGACACCCCGATAGTCCGGGCCGAGTTCACTACCGGAGCCGGTTTCCTTGTGCGACAGGATCGGCAACCCGTTGCGCAACACCTTGAATATGCGGGGATTACCCTCATAACCCGCGACCAGGGTGAACTTCTCCCCGATCAGCGGAGCCACCAGCAGCGGCCGTTGAAACATCACTGTCTGCGAGAAGTTGTTGAACCTCGACAGTTTGATCCAGTTGCCCTGCACCCGCATGCGGACACCGTTACCGTCCCAGTCGCCGTTGCTGTCGCGGCCCATGCGCGCCCACAGGTCATTCGCCCCACTATCAGGGACACTCCACTCCTGAAACCCACCAAGCACCATCGACACAACCTGGTTGTCGGTGTCAGTGTCAAAGTCCTTGTACGGCCCGCACACCACTTCTCGGGTTTCGGTGGTCAGAGGATCATCCGGATCGTCCCGCCACCTCGCCTGGTCACCATTGGCGTAGATGTATCCGCCGCCGTCACCCTCGTAGTACAGCGGCCAATCCGCGCCGAGGTCCTGACTGCTCGTGGTGTCGTAGTTGAACGTGTCGGTCATCGACTCGTAGTCGAACTGGAAACTCGCCGTGTAGTCGTACGTCCGCCAGAACCCCGAATCGGCCCGCAAACGAAGACTTTCACGCTGCCGCTTTCCGATCTCCAACGGTGCTTGCGGCGCGCCTTGGAACCACCGGACAGGTGCCCACCAATGACCCATGTCGTGGGTGAGGAAGTTCAGGGTGGATTCCTGTTTGGCGTCGATCGACGCGATCAGGTCGCGGTAGACGCGGCGCGTCCATTTCGGCGACCGGCCGCGGCACTCCACCCCGACCTCAACCTCGATCGGGTCGTAGAGAGCATCAATGTTGGTGATGCCGTCTTCGGTAGCACCCTTCTGGTCGATGTGTTTCCACGGCGGGACCAGTCCCTTAAGGGACGTGAGATGCACCATCTCAGGTGCTGTGACCCGCTCGGGGACCGCTAGCCCGCCCATCATGTGGAAGGTGATCGACTTGTCGTAGGCGTCGAGCCACATCATGGGTTTCTCACCCTTGGCAAGGTGGTACCAGCCGTGCGGGGTTACATCCGTTGTGGGGTAATGCTTCTTAGCCATTTACCCTCCCGGCATGACGTACTGGTTTTGCAGGTGATAGGCGATGTCGCGGCCGGTGCCGTCTTCGGTGGCGCGCTGGTTGTTGACCGTGATGTTCGTGTCGCCGCCCTGCTTGGGTTGGACTTGTCCTTGCGCAGCGGCTTGCGGGTCGATGTCCTTGCGCTGCTGGGACGCCTGACCGGCAAGGTTCGGCAACGCCGGAGCCGCACCAGCCAAACCACCCGCAATGCGGGTGATCCAGTTGTTGTTCGCCAAATCCGATCCACCCGTGGGCAAAAACGTTTCCATCAACCCTTGGGCGCCAATCGCGGCGACCCGGCCGCCGTACTCGATGGCACGGTTGATCAGCTTCACCCCGGTCTGAGCGGCCTGACCCGCGCCGGGTGCCATCGCGTCCAACGCCATCCCGCCGGCCTGCACCGCCATGCCGAGCGCGCCGCCACCGTCCATGCCGATCCCACCGGAACCGGACCCGGCATACGGTGCGACGTTCGCGCCGATGGTTGTCGTGTTCGTTGGGCCACCAGTGAACAGGCCTTGCGGTGCACCAGCAGCCATCGGGCCGCCACCACCACCGGTGGTGGGCAGCGGCGCCGGGTTCGGCGCCCACGCACCCGACGACACCGGAGCCGGCGGGTTATTCAGCGCAGGGTCAGTGTTCTGGGGGCTGTACAACCCCGGCGCGCTAGCGCTCGCTGCCGACCCGCCAGGAACCGACGTCACCGGACGGTAATACCGCGACGTCAACGACGGATCGTCAGCACCCTTCGACCCTCCGAGCCCCCGCTGAGCTGCGGCAGCGTCACTACCCCAGTTAAACGGCGTACCGCCAGGCAGCGTCGCCTGCATGTGACCACTATTGAACGCCACACGGAAATCACCCGGACCACCCGTCCCCGGCACAAACCCCCGGGACTGCAACCACTGATCAGCGTTAGCTGTGGACAGGGACCTGCCCTCTGTCGAGCGGCCATCGAGAATGTTGACGAGATCCTCTACGGCGCTTGAGCAGTCGCCGATGCCCTTGGTCAGGTCCGCGATTCCGGTCTGCGAGTACCGGCCCGCCGGAACGTTGGCGAGTAACGCCGCGTCACCGGGATAGGCACCGATCGGTGTCATCGACACACCGGTCGCACCAGCCGACGGGTAAGAACCACGACCCGCGTACTGATTGTTCTGGTACTGCGGACCAAACACGCCCTGCGCCCCAAGGACACCCATCAACCCGTGCCCGCCCTGAGTCGGGTTATAGGCCGAAATGGCCTGCAACTGCCCCAACAACGGTGCGGCGGCAAGGTTCGCCACGAACTTCGTGATGTTCTCCGCGATCCCCGCCAAACCCTTCGAGATACCGAAATCCTGATCAAGCTGGGCGCCGATCTGCCCCAAATCCTTGGCATGCTGATCGGTTTGCTTCGTCAGCTTCTCGTACTGATTCGCCCGCGCATCCGACATGCGCATCTCGGCGGCCTGAAGGTCACGTTCCGCCTCGATCACATCGTTACGGGCCTTGAGCCGGTCCTCTTCGGTCGCCTCGGTGGACTGCTCCAACTGGGCCGCGCGGGCACGCTTCTCCGCCAGTTTGTGGCGGGCATCCAGATACGACGATTCAGCGGAGAACACGGCAGCGTCCTGCGGCATGCCAGGAATCCCCGGCGGCAACGTCGTGTCATACGGCAACACCGGTGCATCCGGCAACTTCGGGCCAGACGACGACCCGTCGGCACTACCCGCAGCGCCCGGAAACAAATCAGCCAACGGACCATCAGGACCCGCATCAGCAGCAGCACCACCACCACCGCCACGGCGCCCGCGTCGGTCCTCCACGGAAACATCCAATGGAACCTGACCAGGAAGGTTGCCGAACGGAGAAGATGGACCATTCGAGTTCGGACCAACAAGCCCCGGAATCGGGATACCACCAACCGTAGGCGTACCAGGCCCAGACCCGCCCCCCAGTTGCGGCAACGGCGACGGTTGCGGATCAACCCCCGTGCCTCCCTGAATGTTCCGGTCCCACCACTCACGGGCTCTGCGCCCCAACTGGTCCGGCGTGTTCGAATGATTCCAATTCTCCGCGCCAGGAATCGCGTTCTGAATGGCCTGCTCAATCTCAGGGCCGTTCTGCGCGACCAGGAACGCCAACCACGCCGGCACCGCCACCCGCGACAGCGCAGCAGAGATTCCCTTAGCCGACTTGTCGGCAGTCGCGGGAAGCCCCGCCAGGGTAGTGCTCACTGTTGAAAGGGATTGCGTCAACGCGGTAACACCAGCGATCGCCTTCCACGCCATAAACGCGGTCACTACATCACCAACGCTGATGCCTATCCGGTCCAGCATTTCGACCACACTCGACAGCGCATCCCACAGATCCTGCGCAGTCTCAACCGCACCCTCGAACGCATCCTTGATGTCGTCCTTGTGGGCAACGATCCACGCGTTCAAGTCATTCAGCTTGTCGGTCACGTTGTTGATCGACTTCGCCAACGCCCCGGGACCCTCAGTAGTGTCCAACGGGTCACCGAACAAAGCCGAAATGAAGTTCGCCCCAACACGACCCACAGCGGCGTTCATGTTCGACAAGGCACCGTCAACGGTGTCGGCCAGCTTCTTCGACATGCCACCGAACTGGCCCTCAATCGCCTGCACAAGCATGCCGAACGAAATCGTGCCGTCCTGCGACATCTTCTGAATCTCAGCGCTCGTCAGGCCGAACTCTTTCTGCAACGCCGCCTGAACATTGATGCCACGCTCATTGAGCTGCAACATCTCCTCGGCCTGCAACTTGCCCTTGTTGAACACCTGGTTGAAAATCACGGCCAGGTCGCCGAACTTCTGCCCTGACGCCCCCGCCGCGTCCGCGATCGCCGTCAACGCCGCCTGCAACGGGCGGCCCTGCTTCACCCCACCAGCAAGGAACTGAGTAGCCGCCTTCGCCGCCTCATCCAACGCAATCGGAGTACCAACAACCACCTCGTTGATATCCGACATGATCGTCTTAACCTGCTCGGCGCTGTTCCCCATCGCGGCAAGACGGTGCGACGTCGCATCAAGAGACTTGTACCGATCAAACCCCTTGAACAGGGCAACCGCGCCAGCGCCGATGATGCCTGTCGCGGCGGCGGTGAACGCCGTGCCCAACGCGCGGCCAGCCAACGCGCCAGCCTTCGACGCCGCACCCTCATACCCCGACAGGGCAGACGAAAACCGGCCCGCCACAGGCAACGACGACGCCAAAGACGAACCAAACGACGACCCAAACCCCCGGCCCGCCGACACGCCATGCGACGAAAAACCGTCAACAATGCGAGAACCCGCAGCCTTCGTCGCACGATCAACCTCACGCGACAACTGCTCACCAGCATTACGCCCAGCGGCAGCCGCCTCCTTGGTGACGTTCTCGCCGATCGCACGGCCAGCAGCCGAACCGCCACGCGCCCCAGCCGCCTCCATCTCACGCTCAATGTTCTTCGCCGCCACCGCAGCAGCACGCTCATCAAGACGAGAAATAATGTCCACATAGATCGGCATCAGACACTCACCTCCCGTCACCAGCCGAACAGATCGGCCTCAACCTCACGCTGCAACTCGTGCGCCTCAACCGACGCTCTCGCTTTCTCCAACCGATCAACCGGATCCTCAAAAGCGAACGGCTCATACGCCGCTTTACGGCTTCTCGATGCATGGAATGACGCCCTGAACCGGGCGATCTCGTTGTATGTTTCCGCCGCAATCAACTCCGACTCAGACCACCGGCCCCCGCGAACAGCCCGCGCCACCGCGCCATTGACCGGCGCGAAATCCACATACAACTCCCGAACGCGTTCTTCAGCGTTGTCCACGAACCGCACCCCGAACAGGTCCAGCAACTCCAAACTGGACAACCTGCCCTGATGCCAATCGGCGACGCTCAGCCCGAAAAACCGCCGCAGATCACTCGCTATCTGTCTCGGGTACAGTCTCCAGAACCACTGAGCTTCCATCACTTTTCGAGTCGGACTCAGCTCGCTCCGCGATCGTGAAGCCCTGCTCGGTCCATGCCCGCCACACATCCCGGGCACCAGCAGGACGTCCGTTGATCTTCTTTGACCGCAACACCTCGTAGGTGTCCATGCCCAACACGACCTGAACGATCCGCACCTCACGCGGCGGCGACACACGCTTACCGTCCTTGAAGTACGGGGGGCCTTTCACCGCGCCGGGGCGGGTCTCCGCCGGCAGGACCATCTCGTTGCCGTCGCGGTCCTTAACCTTCTGTTCCGGGATGTACAGGTCAGGTTCCCGGTCGTAGGTTTCGATCTCTTCGAGGTACGCCTCGTACGCTTCCAGCGCGTCGTCGTCCAGCATCCGCAAGTTTGGGTGCGGCGGGATCGTCATGGTGGTGCCGTCGTCGAACCGAAGTACACGATCAGCGAACGGCGAGTCGAACTCGGTGGCCTGTTCACGCGCGGCGGCACCATTGTTTTCAGGTTTCTTCACAGACATCAGGGGCTTCCTTCAAAAAGGGTTGATACAGGGGCTTCGCGGTTGGGTGGTGGGCTGGCTTTGTGTGGTGCCTGCCGGGTGGGTGCCAGCCCCAAACCAACCCACCCGGCAGGACGATTCACCGGCTAGCTGCCGTCCGAGTACTGCTCAGCCCAGCCCGGGCCGCCCATCCACACATAGAAGTAGCCGGGAACCAGAGCGATCGTTCCCGCCGGGTCGGGCCGCATGAAGTACTCATTCGGCAGCACCTTGTACGTCAGGTCCGCCGCGTCAGGGTCGGTCTTGGAACGCTGCTTCGACGCCTGGTCGTCCAGCTTCACCGCCGGGTAACCCTCAGCGCGGTAAATGAACCCGCCGGAAGTGCGGCGCGCGTACAGCAGCAGCAGCTGGTACTCCGCCGAGTCAGCGTCCAGCAGCGGGCCCTCACCGTAGTCAGGGGTACCGGGAAGAGCCACCAGCGGATTACCGGCGTTGTCGCACAACGGAAGTTCCGACTCCAGCCGGTGAATCAGCGGATCAGCAGTCCCCAGCGCCACGAACCGCACCGAGTACGACTTCTCCGTCACCTCAGAATCGACAGGGAACTTCGACTGCAACACCATCAGATCGTCAGAGGTGACATCCGGTTCACGCTCCGCGCCGCCATCCTCAGGGTTGCAGCCGATATGCCACCAGCCCTCATTGGGGGCAGTGTTGTACTCGTACTTGCCGTTCACCTTCCGGCGGATGAACAGGTCGTCGCGAAGCTTTCCGTCCTGCGCGTACGGAGACCACTTCACCGTCACGCAATCATCCTCGAACGGCGACATGTCCGTCGCGGCACCGCGGTTGTCGCGGATGAACACCGCCTGCAGGCCGCCACGCTCGATGAACGGCTTGTGAATGTCAGTGAATCCGCCGGCGCTCCAGTCGGTGCCGGTCAATGGCTGCGTCATAGGGACGCTCCTCTCATTTGGATAAGGGACCGGATTGCGAAAATTTCCGGCGAACAAAAAAGGGACCCGGCGCTACCGCCAGGCCCCTTGTCAGGGCTGAAACTTCAATTAGATGTACTGAACACCGATCTCGTAGCGGCCCACATGCCGCACCAGGTGACCGTCGTCGTCATACTCGACGAGGACCGGTTTCATCAGCACACGCGCGTAGTCGATACGCGCAACAACACCACCGCCGAGCGGTATCTCCACCAGCGGATCAGAGACAAGCTCCAACATCCGCTGATGCGTCAACTCGGCCTCATTCTCAGCGGCCTCATCAGACGCGGCGAACGTGTGCACCGACACGACAGCCGAATCGCTGCCCTCTTCGGGAACATCACGACCATCGACACGACGAACCACACGATGCGGCAACGGATCACCCGACAAACGGCGAGTAGAAACCTTCCCCAAAGGGGACAGCCACGCCACCAACACACGGTGGATACTCGGCGCTGAATCAGTCGCCATACGCGTTGCCGCCGAACTGTTTAGCTGTCTTCTGGGCAGGCGCGTACTCGTCGTTGTGCGCCGACCCGAACTCCACGAGATGCGCTTGCGGATCAGTCGCACCGACCTTCCCGCGACCCTTGTTCGTGGAACGTTCCGTCACCTGAACAGAATCACGGTAAGCGCCGGTGCCCACGGGAGAATTGTTCTTCCACGCGGCAACAACCTCGTCCATGAACTCGTTGACGCCCTCGTTCACCTCAGGCAGTTTGTCGAAATCATCAAGCCGCACACCGAACTTCGCCAAAGGGTTCTTCCTCGTTGGACCGTTAGCCACGATTCATCACACCTTCCGAAGTTCTGCCACCAAACCCGGCGCCCAACCGTGAAAACCCATGTTCCAGTCACGAACCGCAACCACATCGAACACATCTGACCCGTACCCCACACGGTCTTTCACCTTCACTGGTGAATCGGGCGGCAAGTACAGGTCCACATCGATCGTTTCGGTTTCCACAATCGAATACGTCCCCACCACCTGCACGTGCGGAGCAAGTTGGATCACTGGAACAGACACCCCGGAACCGAACTGGGGAACCGTGTTCCCCAAACCATCCGCCGAGTCACCGACGTGCGGATAGTGCGTCACCGTGTACGGAGTAGGGAACGTCACGGCATGTACCTGTCGGAACCCAGCGGGATGCTGTTCATCGATATGCGGTATGGCCGCAGACGCAGTTTGAGCGCGTTCGTAAGATACAAGTTTGACGAATCACCGCCCCACTTGAACGAGTACGGGCCAGCAGATGCGGTTGTGCCTTCGGGGTATGGCGATTGAGGTGCAGTGAGGGCGGTAGCGGCGATTTGCGCCACCACCCTCACCACAGCACCAGGAATCACGTCAGGAATCGACTCCCACCCGAGGTATCCGACAACGAGATCGGACGCCTCTTCGAGGAGAAGACCTGCACGAGTGGCTTCGTCCGGCGTCAGTTCACGCCCGAGAACCAACTTCAGGTCATCGATATCCGCCAGTGACATTCGCTATCGCCTTAGCTGCCATCCGGGACGACAGCGCCGACGGGCGTCTTGTTGTCGCCGACCGCGGTAGCGCCGTTGCCGAGCACGTACGCGAAGCGGGCCTTCAACCGGAGAGCGATCATGTCACGCTCAGCGAGGTTGATCGATCCGACCGTGGCCTGATCGAGAAACTTCACGGTGATGTCCTGACGGACACCGATCCGAACTCGCGAGGAATCCACCACCAGAGCCTCAGCGACACCGACAGGCCACGCACCGTTGGCGTTGAAGTAGGTACCGAACCCGTTGAACGACTCATCGCGGAAGATCGGGTTACCGTTCGCGTCACGAAGGTTCGCCACGTCGAAACGGAACCCCAGGCTGGCGAGCAGCGTGTCAGGCATGTACCCGGCTGCCGCGACCGCCTTCGACGCCCGGTTGATGCAACCGATCAGGTCGTCTTCGTTCGCGTCACCCGGAACGATCGTGTAGTCCTGGCTTGCCGCGACGGCCGCCGGGAGCAGCGCGGGCGACACCCACGACGACGGCTTGTCGGTGCCGAAGAGCACAGCCTGATCGAGCTTCTTGCCGATCGCCTGCCCACCGAGTGCCGCGATCTCTTCCAGCAGTGAGGTCGATGCGTCATCAACCACGTTCTCGTGAACGGGAATGATGACCGCTACTTCCTCAGCGACCAGGGTGCGATCGGCCCACGTCGCTTCCGACGTGGGCTTCACGCCTTCAGGTTCGGTCGCGGACTCCGACACCCACGAAGCGCCGGGCAGGGTCGCCAGGACGGGCAGGTGGGTTGTCTTGGTGCCCATGTTGACAGTCGGGAACGCCTGCAACACAGTCGATCCCTTCTTCGCGGACGCCAGCAGGTCGTTTGCGTAGGCCTCCTGGATGAGGGTCGCGACCTCGGAACGTGAAATGTCAGCCATGATGGCCTTCCTTTCATGGTTTTCCGCCGAGGCCGATCCTCGAACGGGTTTCGATGGTTGGGTTAACCGCCGGCCCGCATCCGACGCAGAGCTTCAGCTGCTGCTGCTTTCGGGTCCAGGTCTGCGGTCTCAGTGCCTGTTGTTCCTGATTTCAGGTTCTTTGCAGGCGGTTTGAGCTTTGGGGCTTGCTGTTGCAATTGCTGATCACGCCATGCGATCAGCTGATCAGCGGAGGCTTCCAGTTCCTCTTTGGTGCTACCCGTGAGGCTGGCCGCTGGCACGCCTTTCTCGGCCGCCACTGACGTCACGAGAAGGTCGCGTTCTGCCTTTTCCGCCCGTGAGCTGACTAATTGGAGTTGCTCGGTGAGTTTCTGCAACTCGGTCTTCTCGCCCTCGCGGATTTTGTCCAGCTCTTCGGCTTTCGACTTCAGGTCGTCGTAATCGGAGAATTTGCTTCGTTCGCGTGCGATTCGCTGCTGGATGATCCGATCGAACTCGTCCTGAGATGTTATGGGTTTGAACGAGCTCTGCTGTTCGTCCCCGTTTCCGGGTTGGGTTGTTGCGCCGTCTTCGACGGTGTTTTCAGCCTCTTCGGGCATGGTGATATAACCTCCGCGTTATTGGAGTGGCCCGACCATTTCCTGATAGCGCAGGTCGTCCGCGCCTTCGCCTGAAGTGTCAGGCTGAAGTCATGCGCCGTAGAACGGCTTTCGTGTCGATCGCGCCGTGGGCGCCTTTCGTCTCTCCGTCCTCGCGGGCGGCGGTGACGGCGTTTTGGTAGTCGTCTTCCCATTTGTCCACATACGGTGGAGGCTCGTATGACTGGCCCGGGCGGACTGGGACGGCGATGCAGCGGCAGTGGTCGTGGTACTTGGTTGATGCCCCGGCTGATTCTCTGGACCAGTACACTGCGCCGCGTGTGGCGAGCATCCGGCAGAACGGGCATGCTGTAGCCGACGCGTAGCGCGCCCATCTGGTCCTGGCTGGAAATGGCGCTCCAGCGGCGGCGATTTCGTTCTCTAGGTTGGCGAGAACTGTTTCCCGCGAGGCGTCGAACACCATCCGCTGTGTAGACCCTGCGAGCCGGTCCAGTGGAGAGGCTTCTCCAGGTGCGTGGAACGCCCACGACACCGTTCTCTGAATGCGGCCTTCTGGTATCGGTTCGGTGACCGGTGACGCCTTATAGGGCAGCTGCGGCGCGGTTTCGGTGTACCACTGCGCTGTGACCATCGACGCTGCCGACAGTTGCGGAGCTACAAGTTCGGGCAACGCAGCAGAGACAATCTGCTCGAACTCCGCAATGTCAGAGTATGACCGCCACAGTTGCACGAGCTGAGATGTGTTCAGCGTCGCCAAGTCCGATAGAACCTGCTGCAAAGCGTCGGCGTCAGTCGGACTGGGCAACTGTCCTACCTGCTATATCCCCCACCTGGGGATCACGCTGAGCCGTTGCCGCTCCTTGCCTGATGCTCGACACCAGATCAACAACAGTGGACTGCTGAATTGAATCCTTGATCGCCTTGATCTGCTGCTGCGACAATCCAGGAACCAAATGAACCACATCCCGCAACTGCACACCAGCCGCGACAAGCTTCGTAATCCCATCGACGACAGCGCCGAACGCACGAGCCTCAGTGTCCCGCCAAACCACCTCAGCACCAGAATCAGCCGCAGTCTCCTCATCGCCATCAATCTCGGCAGCCAGACGTAAAACCTGCTCCCACGACTCACCGAAACTGTCCCGCTTAGCCTGCAACTTCCGCTGCTGATTCGCCTCAGCAGCCGCCAAAGCCTCGGCGGACATATTCACCATCTTGCCCGTCACCTGAGCCGGCGAAATCTGCGCCCGCATCGCAACATGCTGGATCATCTCATCCAGAATGTCGTTGTACTGACCCGTATCCGCAGCAGGAAGCGCCTTCGCGTCAACGTCTTCATCGTCAAACGCCCACACACGCTTAGCGGACGCCGCTAGAATCTCACTAGGCGATGCCGTCCACCCTGTGATCACCTTCTGGGGGAACGCCCCGAACCGCGAAACCACCAGACGATCAAAATTCACCGAATTGATCGCCTGCTGATCACGAATCAACGGTGCCACCTCGCCAACAATCGCACCGTCAGCATCACGACCATTGACGAACCGCACCACAGGGCACACACGCTCGCCACCATAAGTAGCGCCATGCGGCACTGGATCACCATCGACCACAACACTGATCGGATGAGAAGCGCTCCGAAGCGTCGGATCAGACTCCGAAACCTCACCCAGATCAAGGTCATAGGCGAACTCGTCGTCATACAACCGGCCCCGGCGACGCAACTTCGCATCAACCTGAGTGACCCACATCTCCAACGCATACTGAGGCCACTCATCAGCAACAGGATCGACATACGCCGTCAAAATCTGCTTCGGAGACCGCGGCGACAACACCGGCCCATTTGGGCCAGCAGTCACCGTCACGTACGACGCCCCGTACGTCAAGGCAGGAACATATACCGACGACTGGCGAGCATCCATCCGGTTCGCCTGCCAAATTCGCCACGCCGGATCGTTATCCTGCGCATCCGCAGACCGATACCCGGTCACCGACAGATTCTGGGCGAACGAATCCACAACCAAACCTAGAACGTTCTTCACTGACAGCCGAGCTAGATCCTTGATCTCCTGCTCCGCCGACTCCGGAACCTCTGGAACCCCACGGATACCCTTCGCGTAGTCGCCGATACGGTCCAGCCATGAACGCTCGGAGAGGTGAATCTGCCACATCGCGGCGATCACATCGCGTATCTCGCGATCATCAAGCATCGCAGCTACACCTCCCTTCCGTAGTTAGGTCACCAAAACCTCAGGCGAACGATGCGCCCCCAGAACTGCGCGGCTTCGACGTCACCGCCGCGTACACCGCCGCCGACATCGCTATCGCAGGGCCAATATCAAACGACTCAGCACGCGGCATCATCATCCACCCGCCGGACGGACGATCCTTACGCGTAGCCCCAAGCACCGCCACATCAAGCTCAGCCTGGCCGCCATGCGTCAAACGGCCCTGATCAACAAGACTCACCCACAACGCATTGCCAGCAACCGACTCGTTAGACGAATACACCGAAGACTTAAACTTCAGCTGCTTCAGCTTCTCGCCCAACGCTTTCGCCGCACCAACCGAATCATGCTTGATCGGCGTTTTCCGAGACGCGTACGCGCGCAGGAAATCCACCGCCTCAACCTCAGACTGCGTGCCAAGAGCGATCTCGACATGCACCCCATCGTCGACACCAGACCAGCACGCAACGATCCAGAACCATCCGGACCTGGTTGCACTAACCCCGAACGCTGAAACGTCACCAAGATCGTCCACGTCGCAGCGCAGCGACCGCCACTGATCGCCCGGAACAACCGACGAAACCTCGTTCGTCTTATCCCAGATGCCGAACACCTCACGGCGAACATCCTCCGGAGACATGTTCTCCACCAGACGCTCAATCGCCGACTTACCAACACGATGCCCGAACGACGGATTAGCCTCAGCCAACCGATCCCAGAAACCCGGCGCATCAATATCGGCCACAACATCATCGGGAGACTCCGGAGCGAACTCCACATACACACCCTTGAACGGGCGGCGCTTCTTCTGCTCCAGCGCACGATCACGACGACGCTTGAACGCATCATGCACACCCAATGCAACCTCTTGCGGCCGCGGCGGCGTACCCATAAAGAACGCCAAACCAATCTCGGAGACGTTCATTGCGGCGAGCATGTCCGTCAGTGCCGACTCCTTCAAGTTCTGACACTCGTCATAAACCTGAATATCAACCTCAGAGAAGCCACGACCGAAACCCTGAGCCCGGGCGCCGAACAAAATCCGTGACCCGTTCGCGAAGTGAACACCCCGATTGTCGTCAGACTGCACCACAGGATGCATAGGACGCATCTTCGGCCTGATCGCCGGCTTCTCGACAATCCCCGCGATCTTCGTCAACGTCTCTGATGACGTCCGATCATGATGCGAAGACCAAACCACCAACGTGCCCGGACGAGACAAACAGATCGCGATCAGCCCGACCATGATGCCCCACGTTTTGCCGGCCTGCCGAGCGATACTCAACGTCACACCCATGACGTCGCACGCCAGCGTGCCGTCCTCACGCAAACCCAAGGCCGCGTACCAAATGTCTTCCTGCCAGCGATCAAACGCCACACCCATACCGGGGAGCTCTGGGGCAATCAGCTCGTAGTAGCGGGTATGTGAAATGTCATCCGGGACGAAGCACTGGCGAGCAATATCGACAAGCGGCGCAGGGTTAACCCGACTTCCGGAACCGGTCGGCATCGAAAGCCACAACCTTGCCGGACTCCTTCGGAGCCGACTCAGACTCGGAGTTGAGCGCCTTCAACCGCAAAATCTCGGCCTTCGCCCGCTCAATCTGCGTGTTCAGCTGCGAGCGGAGCTGCGGCATATCCTCAAACGCCTCAGCAAGCAGGCGATACCGAATCTTCGCCTCCGCCAGCTCATCACCAGCGGCCATCGCCTCATTCAACGTGCTGTACTCAGCCATCACATATCCTCTCGGACCCGCCGGTTAACCGCCCGACGTCAGCGTGGCGCACCAAAAGCCTGGTGCAAAAGGTCTAGGCAAAGCGCGGATTCACGTACGACTCCCTCACTGCCGGGACAGCACGATCACCAGACGACTTCGCACGATTACACTGCCGACACACTGCCTGGCAGTTATCCAGCCCATCCGCATCCTCCTGAGACCAACCCAATCGAGCGGCCTCAACAGAACTCACAATGTGGTCAACCTCAAACGACCGCGGATGAGGTGGGCGAGCGTCATAGTCGATAACCCCGCCCAGTGCCTGGCAATCAGCAGTGATCCGCAACGCGCATGGAGCATCACCATCCCGCTGACGAACCTGAGCGCGGCGACGATTACGAACAGTCGTGTTGGCGAACGGCACTACACCCTCTCCCTACCCCTGGGTCACACACACACTCGCCT